GTGCTAGGGCTGAAGAAAACTCTCGAAGCACTAGCACCTACGGAATATGATATTGTAGCAAGTGAGTTTCCAAACTATGTGGGAAAAACTTACTCCAGTAAAGGTGGGAAGTATCTGTTAGTTGCAGATGGAGAAAAGAAACTTAACACAGAGTATGAAAAGAGGTAAAAGAGTACCAAGAGTTATTTGAGAAGATTAAGTCTGAATGTATACCTTTGGAGGAAGCTTTGAACAAAGAGCGTATAGAGTTACTTGTAAAACAGGATGAGGTACGTTATGAATGACACACGATGGCAAAACCAACAAAACTAGACGAATCTCTAGCACCAGACATTGACGGAATGACAGAATCTTTAAGACTTGCTAAAATCAAATCACTAGAAGCTGCTTTATTCAAGACAGTATGTGATTATGACAGCTTTAAAGAGGCTAACAAGGCTCTTATTGCAGCACAGGAGCATTTTACTCAAGTAGTTAGTGAGATTGTTAAGTATAGGGATAATTTAGCTGTAGAGCTTGCAATAGCGAAAGGAGAATTGAATGACAACACTTGAGGCATATCTACTGTTGATTGTAATATTATGTGTCTTCATAATCTACGACAATCTCAGACAATATAGAAAAGATCGAGATTACATTTTCAAAAGTAATCGCTACATTGACAGATTAAAATTAGTTGCCAAAATGCGTAATTGTGATTTGGATGATGTAGTTGATGAGAGGAAGTACTATGACAGCTAAAAAACCAGACTTCTTCACATGGCTTTTAATTTTAATAGATTTATTTTTAGACAGGAAGCAATTACGATGGAAAAACAAATGGTATTAATTGGCATATGTTGTTTTATTATGACGAAACAAGTCCATCTTGTTTGAGATGGAATACGGATAGGTGGAATGGCAAGTACCACAACAAAAACTAAGGTCAAAAGGTGATTCTGTAGGAGGTGCTTATGGGAAGAACAGTTACTATGTTAAGGTTTTTAGCAAACAATACACTGTCTCTCATATCATCATAGAGATGCATCTAGGCAGAAAATTAGAATCAGGGGAAGTGGTAGATCACATTGACGGGAATAATCGCAATAACAACCTATCAAATTTAAGAGTTGTGGACTCGAAAGTAAATAATAGAAATGTAAGGATGAGTGTAGATAATACATCGGGAGCTGTTGGTGTAAATAAGCAGCATGATTCATATGGGAAGGCACACTGGATTACGTCTGTTTACAATCTTCAAGGAAAGAGAGTAAGAAAATCATTCTCAATAGACGTTTATGGAGACAACGCGTTTGTTTTCGCGTGTAATTTTAGAAATGAGCAGATTAGACTTTTAAATGAACAGGGGGCAGGTTATTCTGAAAGACATGGAAAATAATCGCAAAAAGCCTTGGGAACAATGCCCCCACATCTGGAAATCAGAAGCACAGTTTTGGACATTCATTCGCGGAGTATTACGAAAAGGGTGGAGCAAATATCCATTAAAGCTTGAGTACATCAAGACGCATAGGAAGCGTATTATAAACCCTGTTGAAAAGAATAGGGCTAGATTTCCTGAGTGTTGGGGCATGACTTGCGATATTTGTTCAAAAGATACTGTGCAAGCCGAGATTGAAATTGACCATAAAGGTGACGGAAGTTCTTTCAGAGGATTACAAGATGTTGAAAATATGTTGAACATTTATTCCTGATAGACTATAGTTCAATACGCCCTGTTTGTAAATCCTGCCACAAGATTGAAAATCAACGACAGCGAAAAGGAATTTCTTTTGAGGATGCACAGTTGGACAAAGAAGTAATTTTTATTATGAAAAATGAGAAACTTGAAGATATCCTTGACTTCATCGAAAGTTACAACTACAATAGCACATATCAAGTGAACAATGCAGCAAATAGACGTAAGGCAATTGAGGATATTTTGAGAAACGTAACATAAATTTTGCATTAGTAACAGAACTATGTTACAATAGCATTTCTTGTGTTACGTTTAAGGAGAATATGATGTTTGATAACATTGAAGGTGGTGTAAAATCTGGAGAAACTGTGATATTCGGTGGTGGACGTGGAGGAGGTAAAAGTTTTCTTTTGGAACAAAAAACAGTAAAACCCAAAGAACCTATTGAAACTGTGGAAGAAGATGACGCTAAGAATTGGGTAAAATTTCAAGGATACAAGTGATGTTTAAAGACTTAATAAAACACTTACAGACGCTGATCTACAATGTCTGTCGAATAATATCTGTCCAGAATGTTCGTCAACCAACTTAAAATATCATGCCGAATCTGATGGAGAAATTGTGTTAAAATCTAAATTCTGTAGAGACTGCGGAACTATGTTTGTAATTGAGGAGGAGAACTTATGATTTGTACTATAGACGGAAGCACTTACACACGAGTTGAGCAACAAGATTGTAGGGGTTGTGTTGGGAGTATTACATACGATGATGTAAATTTGTGTTATGCACTAGACTCTTGCTCTGAAGGTGATAGCGAATGTGGTATTCCTTTTAAAGAATACATTTGGATTGAAATTTGGGGGATGGACTAATGAAAATCAGAATGTGGGTTGGTACAGGCGATAACTGTTATAATGGACTGAGCCAAGTAGTTGACACAGAAGAATATTTCGCTTTTGATGATGACGAGTGGAAGAGAATGTCTGAGGAAGATAGGATGGAGCTTATTAGAGAATGGGCTTTAGATCAAATTGATTATTCTTATGAGGAGGTGTTATAATGACATACGCAACAGATTTGGGTTATAAAGTTGGAGACAGGTTTAAGATAAACCTAAAAACTAGCTAATTATTTATGGACAGTTACAGATGGTTATCTTGACAGTATTACTGATGAATTTATTCTTGATAGGGATGACGGATCAACTTGTCCACTTTTTAAAGCAAGGAGTAAAAGTAGAAGTTTTGCCATATCATTCGAGAGTGTTGAGAAATTACCACAACCTGCAAACAAAAACGTGATTAAGGTTAGATGCCTAGAGACACTAAAGACATCTACTTACAGCATAACAAAAGGTAGGATTTATGATGCTAGTGAATATGATTCTACTCACTACAAAATTAAAGATGATGAAGATCGTACAACATATTGGTATAAGAATCGGTTTGAAATTGTAGAAGATGAAAATATTCCAGTAGATACAATTAAACTCCATGTTGATTTAACCAACCTTCAAGAAATGAAAAAGCTTCTTCTAGAAATTGAAGAAATACACAACAGAATTTTTAAATAGGAGATTCTATGACAAAATATACATTGAAGTGCGTAGAAGGGCTTGCTGGAAGTATTCTCTTGGAGACAGGGAAAACTTATACTACAACACTCTGTAGATATTCAGACGGGTATCTACAATATAACGTCAACAATAATTGGTGGCACTGGTCTAGATTTGTTTGTGTTAATGAAGAATATGTTGATTAAGGAGAATGATTTGGATAATAAAAATATTTGGAAGCAACAGGCAATTGCTTGGCAGAAACAAACACAATGTCTTGGAGAAAGATTGCGGAGACTTTAGGAAAACCGAAGAGTTCGGTTTCAGACCTACTTCGAGATTATTATTTGTCGAAATTTGAAGAGCGTGTTAGTGATATGTATGATGAGCCTTTACCGAGCAACGATGAACTTACGGAGCATGATAACTCGCGGATTCTTTTCATCTCTGACCTTCATTTCCCATTTCATCACCCGAATACATTTGAGTTTTTACAGATGTTGAAAGATCGCTACAATCCAACGAGAGTTATTTGTCTTGGTGATGAAACTGACAAACATGCGATGAGTTTTCATGACAGTGATCCTGATTTAATGAGTGCTGGTGATGAGCTTCGAAAACATTACCATTGATTAAACGATTATACAGCATGTTTCCTGTAATGGATTTATTGGACTCAAATCATGGCAGTATGGTTTTTCGCAAAGCTAAACATCATGGCATCCCTCGACATTATATTAAGTCTTACAATGATGTTTTGGAAGTCGGAGATGGGTGGAAATGGCACAATGACTTAGTCTTGACTCTTCCAGATGGTCAGCAAGTTTATGTACATCACGGGAAATCAGCAGATGCTATTAAAACATCTCAAGCAATGAGTATGTCTCATGTGTGTGGGCATCATCACAATAGTTTTGGGATTAAATATTGGGCAAATCCTAATGGATTATATTTTGCAGTGAATAGTGGATGTTTGATTGATGATGCAAGTTATGCTTTTGCATATAACAATACCAATTTATTGCGCCCTTTAATTGGGACAAGTTTAATTGTGGACGGTGTGCCAATTTTGGAAGCAATGCCATTATGACAAAAGCAAAAATAATAGATTTTAAATTGGTTAATGAATTGTTTTATTATGATGAGACAAGTCCTAGTTGTTTGAGACGCATTAGAACTTCCAAGGTCGCGGGAGGACTTGAGCCTAAAGGTTACTATGTTGTACGAGTTGGTAACTCTGCTTATAAGGTTCACAGGGTCATAATGGTTTTAAATGGAGCACACCTGACAGAAGATTGTCAGGTAGATCATATAGATGGTAATACTCGAAATAACAAGTTATCTAATTTGAGAGTGTCTAATTATAAAGGAAACGCACGTAACCATAGGATGCAAAGCAATAATCCATACGGCATTGTTGGGGTTAAGTTTGATGAGACCCCTCGTGGCACACATCCACGATTTAGTGCTCACTGGACTGAAACTGCTTTAGATGGCTCTAAAAAGTATAAGACAAAGCACTTCTCCATCAACAAACTAGGAATCATGGTAGCATTTAGAGATGCAGTAGTTCATCGTCAGAAGATGATTGAACAATTGAATGCTCAAGGTGCAGGTTATACTGACAGACACGGAAAGGAAACAAAATGAACTTATTCAATATTTTTAAACGTAAGAAACAAGAACCTAAAGTAGTAGTTCCTAGAACAACTTCCTACTCAAAATCTACAGAGACTAAGAAAGATGATTCTGAAGATTTGACAACAAGTATGGCAGTATCAGCAGCAACTGGAAACACCGCTTTAGGGTATGTTTTAGGTGGAAGCCTAACAGGGGCATTACTAGGAAGTAGTATTTATTCTAGTTCACATTCTAGTAGCTCATCTGAAGATTCTTGTAGCAGATCTAGTTCTCCTAGTGACAGTTCTTCGAGTTATTCTAGTTGCTCCAGCTCTGATAGTTATTCAAGCTCAGACAATGGCTCTAGTGATTCTTCTAGTTCTTCTGATTGGTAAGATATGTGGCAAACAAATTTACCGTTGAGCACTCTCCCAACCAATATAACATGCTTCTCTGACGGACATATTGGATTTTCTTACAACTACCAATTCAACCCCTTAGTTGACACATGGGGGATGGAAACAAACAATCATTGATATGCACGGAATACTTGTGGATGATGTGCAATTGAAGTATAATATCAAGTACAACTATAAAGCCATGCCGACAGTGTTAGCTTGGTTGCAGAGTTTGAAGATGGAAATGCCTAAATTTCAGTGAAATAACAAAGGAGAATAAATGAGGCAATATATAGTGACCATATCATTGACAATTAATGCTCATGACGTAGATGGTGCAACCGAGACAGCAGATGCTGTTTGTGATGACATTGAAGCGATGGTGTATGGAGTAGGGGATGTTTTAGTGCAAAATGTGGAGGAGATAGAATGAATTTAAATAAACTATATGAACAAGTAAAAATCTTTAATGAACTTGCAGGTAATCTTGATAATGTAGATAAGGCATCAATTGCATTGCAGTTAGACATTGCACAAGAGGAGTATATTGAAACAGTGGATGCTTTTGATGCAAAAAATCCTATTGAGTTGTTGGATGGGTATATTGACCAAATTGTTGTGGGATTTGGTGGGTTGCAAAAACTAGAAGCATTAGGTGTAGATGTTGAAACAGCTTTTGAGCGAGTGAATAATAACAATCTCAGTAAGTTCTCTGACAGTGTTTTGCAGCAGCCACCAAAGACTACAGCTACATTTAACAAACGATGGGAGAAGTGGGTATTTAAGAACAACCAAACTGGCAAGATTATGAAGCCTTTGGACTTCTCGCCAGTAGATTTATCAGACATCAACACAGGCAAGTTGTTAGGTGTGTTGTCACAAGATTTGGAGGAATAATATGAAAGTTACTATCGACATTAGGCAGCAATTAGTAGATGTTCGAATGAATGCCGAACAATTTGAGGGGTTGTTCGATATTATTTATTATACAAGTCTTTCACAACGAGAAAGTATTGGGATTCCTGCAAGTTCTGAGCAAGCATTGCAAGACTTACGAGCAGCATTCAAGGAGGTGTATTTTGATTAGCATCAGTGTTAGTGATTTATTAGTATTGCCAGAGTTCAAAAGTTGGTCTGAGTGGGATGTTGTCAAACTGTCATCTGATGAGAAAGTGTTGCCATTCTTTTTCAATCTTGGATTAGACATCAACAAAGGCTATACTTATGAATACAACAAGCATCGTAATTTGCAAAATAAAGTGGTTGATGGTTTCCGAATCATTGGAGAAATCCGTATTGACAAGGAGTTCCGCAATAGCCCATTCTGTACATTGATTGACAAGATCATTGCCAACTCCGTCACTGACGTATCTTTTGCAATGGATTTAGCAAGCCGAATAGGAAGCACTCTCAATTACAGTAAGTTTGAGGATGACCATGAGAAAAGCTCTAAAGAGGGCTTTACAGTCGATTTATTAGAGCCTGACTACATTGCAGCAGAATCTCAAATAAACGCTGTAATGAACGTTTTAGAAGGAATTAGAGGCACTCCTATGAATGATTCTGGTTCGTTGAAGACATTTGAGGAGTGGTCTGGCAAACGTCTAGTTTTGTGAGTAAATTAGTATTGAAATATGGGAGAAGTGTGTTATAATATTTCTCCCGTTAAAATAAGAAAGGTATTTAGATGATTCTAGTAGAAAAACGAGATGGTAGTAAAGTTCCATATGATGCTGTGAAGATTAAACAATCTATCGCACACGCAGTACAAAGCACAGGAGCTAATTCGCTGATATTGGAATCCATGATTGATTCTGTTATCAAAAACAATATTAAAACATCATTGCTTCAAGAAAACATTATTCACCAAGCAGTTAAGTTGGCATCACCACAAAATCCTGAATGGCTCAAAGTTGCAGGACGTGCGTATGCAGCTAATATGTGGGCTAATTACAAATTAAAAGGTAAGAGTTTCTATGAGATTGTACAATACAATGTCAAGAAAAAAGAGTACACAAAAGAGTTATTAGACTTTTATTCAAAAGATGACATTGACTATTTAGGAACACAGCTCGTACAGGAACGTGATTTAGATCACTCATACGCTTCATTGCTTACAGTTGATAAAAAGTACCTTGGAAAATACGAGTTAAACCAGCACATGCATATGGTCAATGCTATGCGATTTGGTCAGATGGAAAAGCCTGAGAATCGTTTGCAACGTGTAGTAGAATTTTATAATTTATTGAGTTTACGACAATTATCTCTAGCAACACCATTTATGAGCAACTTGCGTAAAGGTGGTAATGTCTCTAGTTGCTTTATCATTGCAATTGAAGATGATTTAGACAGCATCTTTGACAATGTAAAGCGCATGGCTAAGATCAGTAAGAATGGTGGAGGAATTGGTGTTTATTTGGGATTGCTTCGTGCCAAAGGAAGTTCTGTAAATGGTTATGAAAATGCAGCAGGTGTAGTTACACAATGGGCTAAGATTATTAATGATACAATGGTTGCAGTAAACCAAGGTGGAAAAAGGGCTGGAGCTGCAACAGTTGCTTTACCTATTTGGCATAATGACATTCAAGAGTTCCTTGATATGCAAACAGAACATGGCGATTTACGTCTGAAGTCTTATGACGTGTTTCCACAAGTCACTATTCCAGATTTATTTATGGAACGAGACAAGCAACAGAAACCTTTTGTTACATTTTGCCCATTTGAAGTTAAAGAAAAACTTGGATTGAATGTTCATGGAAAATATGGTAAAGATTTTGAAGAAATGTATGCAAAGATTGAAGAAGCTTTCTATACTGGTAAGCTCAAGGTTGCACGAGAGTTTCCTAATGCACGAGACTTGATGAAGTTGATTATGCGTTCACAATTTGAAACAGGGTTGCCTTACATTGCATTTACGGATGAGATGAATGCGCGTAATCCGAATAAAGATTGTGATAAGTCTATTGGAATTGCTTGTGCCAACTTGTGCGTCGAATCTTTCAGCAATGTTCAACCAGACGCACTGGGGCATGTGTGTAATTTACTATCAATTAACCTCGCAAACATTGATAGTATTGCACAACTTGCAGGAGTGTCTCGATTAGCCACTCGTATGTTGGACTACGGTATTAGTTTAACTAATTCTCCTGACTCGATTACAGCAGCACATAATGAGTTGTATCGTACAATTGGTATCGGCATTATGGGTCTACATGATTATCTAGCTAAGAACAAAATGAATTATCAAAATTTGAAAGAGATTCGCAAGCTTTCTGAAATTGTAGAACTTAATGCAGCATTTGAAAGCACTGAACTGGCTAAAGAGTTTGGATCATTTGGTAATTTTGAAAAGAGTGATTGGAAGAGTGGTAAGCAAGTAGAATATTTTAAGAGTCATAGTGATAACAAAGATGCTTGGACTGCTATTCAAGAGCGAATCAATGCTTATGGTATGCGAAACTCGCAATTAACAAGTCCTGCACCAACTACAAGCACTTCAATCTATCAAGAAGCTAGTGCAACATTCTTGCCAGTTTATGAGTCATTCTTCTCAGAAAACAATAAGAACGGTGATTTGGTTGTGTCAGCAAAGTATTTGAAAGAGTTTCCAAAAGGATATGCACGATCATTGCCTCAGTTTGACCCTATGGAAATCATTGATGTAGCCTCAGAATTGCAGAAATTTATTGACACAGGCATCAGTATGGAGTTATTATTCGATCAGAACGTAGAAGGCTTCAATGCTAAAATGTTATATGATGCGATTCATTATGCCCATCAACGGAAGATGAAGACAATCTATTACATTCGTTCTATCAAAAAGAATGCGTCTCTTGAAAAGAAAGAGTCTGCCTGTGAAAGTTGTGAGAGCTAGGAGGGATTATGGAATTAGTTGTAAAGAAAGTGTTTAACGAGTTGGGAGATGACTCTACAGAAAACCGTCAAATCATTGGCGGTAACTCTACAGGTATTATGAATCTCAACTCAATCAAATACAAGTGGGCTACAAACCTGCTGAAGATTATGCAAAATAACTTTTGGTTGCCTGAGAAAGTTTCTCTAGTAGAGGACAAGGTGACTCTAAAAGAGTTGACAGACCATGAGCTTCACGCTTTGAAGTCAACACTAAGCTTCTTAATCGCCCTTGATTCAATGCAAGTGAATAATCTTCCTGTGTTGTCGGACTATATCACTGCACCAGAAGTGAGTGCTTTATTCACAGTACAAGCATATCAGGAGTTGGTACACAGTCAGAGTTATCAGTATATTTTACAAGAGTTATTCCCAAACTTAGATCGTGAAGAAATTTATGATTATTGGAGGACAAATCCTCTGTTGTTGGAACGAAATAAAACAATCTCAAATTACTATACTCGATTCCTAGATAATCGAACTGAAACAAATTTTAAGATTGCTTTAGCAGCAGATTTTGTATTAGAAGGAATTTATTTTTACAACGGGTTTAATTTCTTCTATCAATTAGCTTCTCGTAATAAAGGTGTTGGTATTGCAAAGCTTATTAAATATATTGAGAACGATGAAGTAACACACGTATCTTTTATGAACTACCTTATTAAAGATCAACTGACATCAGATGAAGACAAAGAAATGCTTGCGGAAGTGATTAAAGAGGCTGTAGAGCAAGAAATCAAATGGGGTGTGGAGATTTATGGAGACAATATTTTAGGCATCTCAAAAGAGTCTACAGAGGCTTTTGTTAAATACCTTGCAAATCAACGAGCTAAGTTAGTTGGTCTCGGTACATTGTATAAAGGCTTTACGACAAATCCTTATGCTCACTTGGATGCTAAGAAGAAAGAGAACTTTTTTGAAACAACAGTTACTCAATATTCACAATCAACGGCTGTTGAGGGTTGGGATGATTTTAAAGGATAATATGATTACAATCTATACCAAAAGTGGTTGCCCTAATTGTGAGTATGCAAAAACATTGCTCGACAATGAGGGAGTTGATTACGAAACAAAAAATATTGAGGAAGATTTTGAAGCTTTGACATTTCTATCGAATCAAGGACTAAGAACTCTACCACAGGTTTATAAAAATAATCATTTGATTCCTAATGGGTATCAAGGGTTGTTAAGATTGAAGAGGGAAGGTACTTTAAAATAAATCTTGACACAGAGCCTTTGCTAATGTATTGTAGAGGCTCTGTTAAACAAAAGGAGAAAACAAATGAAACGTACAGCTTACCATGAACCACCACAAAACGTAGTCTTGAATACAATGTCTGAGAATGGTCAAAAGCAGCAACTCATCAAAAAGGGAAACCTTTGGTGGTTTACTGACATGTCTATGTATGTGTATAATACACCTGCTTATTGGGAAGTGGCATGATGCAGTTCACCGTGCAACATAACGAAAACTTCTGGCTCTACTCAGCAGAATTCTACAAGAACAAAGTGAGTATTTATGAAGGTGATGCTGCCTTTGGATATATTTGGTTGGGTGATTTAAAGCTGAAGTTATTCGAGGAGTTATTGGATAGAGGGTTTTATAAACGATTGTGTTAGGAGAAAATATGAACAAACAAATATTTACAACCGTATTGTTATGGGCTTTGGCTCAAGCGTATATGCTAATCGGCATTGGGTTTGTGCTAGATAATTTTATGATTAGCACATGGAATGAACTTACTCGTGTATTCTTCTTCTTTATTTCAACCATTATAATTGTAGGATTTATTGGGCTATTTATGATTAATAAGAAATTCGGTGAGTGATATGTTCTGGAATAATAGAGTTTGGCAAGTAAGGTGCAAACAAGACCCTGATGATGTGTATTATGTTATTAAAGAAACTTACTACAATGAAGAAGGTGGAGTATGTGCTTGCACAGAACTAAACATAACCCCATCAGGCTCCACTGTAGAGGATTTAAAAACAAGTTTACAAAGAATGTTGGATGCTTGCGAGAAGCCTGTATTAGTTGAACACGGATTTGAATTTGAAAGTTGGGATGATGAAAAGGATGAAGAATGACTGAATATGCTTATTCAACAAATAAAGAAGATTTTCACAGAGACATTGACGATATTTATGATAGTGTATCATCCAATATTGATAATGAAGAAGACTTACGAAATTATACCTACTACAGAGGAGAAATTTGGCAACTCGTTCCAGCTACTTTCTTTCGACTTGATTGGTTATATGAACACATTCAAGAACAAGCTTATGATGAGTTTGGTGAGTGGGCTGAAAACTCTCTAGACTCATTAACTCCAGAGAAAGACTTGGAGTTTGAAAAGCTAATTTCTAATTGGCTGGATGAGAATTTGAAACCTACTTGCTTCACAGTGAGAAATGTAGTACCAATGAAATTTACTGAAGAAGAAATTCAGGATTTACTTAAAGATTAAAGGAGAACTAAGTGGACAATCAACACAAACTAATTAAAGGTTATCGAGATTTGAGTCAAGAAGAAATTGACTTGATGAATGAGATTAAAGCTTTGGCAGAGCAAGTTGGAGAACTTGTTAAGAAGCTTGAGGTCAAATCTTTTGAGAATACTGAGTTATTACACTCAATTGAGTTTGATGAAGTGCTTGACACAGATACATGGAAAGTAGATGTTAATGAGTGCTATGACGCTGAACAATGGGTAAGATCAGCAAAGAAGGACTTACAACTAGGCTTCATGCAGCTCACTCGTGCTGTAGCTAAACCTAGTACATTTTAATTTTAAAGGAGAACTAAACATGGCAGCTAAGAAAGAAACACTAACATCACTTCGTAAACATATTAAAGATTTGCAAGAGTCTTTAGAGAAGTCTAACAAGGAACTTGAGTCACAAAAATCAAGCAAAGAGTATTATAACAAACGTTCAGAAAAGCAGAGGCTGAAGTGGAAAGCTTACATAGCTTGCTTGATGTATTACCTAACGCAATTGCACGTAAAACTATGCCAGACCCTGATAAAATATGGAATGTAATTGAGCATAGTTTAATGACTCGTTTAGCATCTTATTTGGCATTGCGTTAATTATAAACAATTTTAAGGATAAACAACATGACAACAACATTTAATGATTTAAAAGACCGAGCACAAGAAATTGAAAAGAAGAAAGAACTTGTAAAAGACTTGATAACACAGCTAGAAGCTGTTAAAGAGATTGACGTACAAATTAAAGAATTGCAAGATAAGCGTAAAGCTGTTATTGCTGCTGATGTGGAAATCTTTACACTCAACCAAGAGATTAAAGCTCTGTCGAAAGAGTTTAGTCAAGCTGCTAAAGTTGTGAGTAAAGGTTTTTCGTTTAAGCCAGTTGTAACAAAGCAGTATGTACAAGCTGCAATTAAAGGGGATGAGAAAGTTGCTGTGGTGAAAGATAAAGGGAATGCGTTTACATTTTTAGATAATCAGTTTAGCTGAGGTGTGTATGCTTGATAGATGTATTGAATGGCTTGCCATACCATTTTTATTCCTGCTTATTATTTCCTACATTGGTTTAATTGCAGCAGGGATTTACGGATGGGTTATGAATATTGTTCAATTAGCTTCAATGGCAGATAGTGGATTTACATTACTATTCGCATTAAAACTTATTGGTGTTTTGCAGCACCTCTTGGTGCAATTTTAGGATGGATTGGAGTATAATATGCTAGGAAACTTATTAAAAGCAGCAGTGGGTGTTGTAGTGGCTCCTGTAGCTGTTGTAGGAGATACTGTGATGATTCCATTTGATTCGGTAGATTACAGTAAACCTGAGATGTATTCACGTACATCTGATGTATTAAAGAGCGTTGGAAACAACATTAATGAAGCAATTAAATAAAGGAGAAACAAAATGAACTTTATCACTATTTTAAAACTTATCGTACAACTTTTACCCCTCATCATCGAAACGGTGAAAACTGTAGAAGCAGCAGTTCCATCCGCAGGAATGGGCAATGCTAAGCTTGAAGCTGCAAAAGGCATCATTTTAAGCGTAGCTGAAATTGCACAAGATGTTGATGAGAAAAACTTTGAGTCTGCACTGGATCGTGCAATTGCTATGGTAGTTGCTTTGATGAACCGTACAGGAGTGTTTAAAAAATGAACGCTCCTGAAATGATTACAATTCCTCTGAAAGAATACGAACAACTTCTTAAAGACTCTGAATGGTTATCTTGTCTAGAGGGTGCTGGTGTAGATAATTGGTGTGGATACTCAGACGCACAAGAAATGCTGGAGCAGTTAGAAGACTAGACGTAAAAAGAGGGAGCGTCCCGCGAAGAAGGCTCCCTAAAACACATCACTAGAATGTGCATACAACTTTAATTGTTAATCCATCTATTCTTGGAACAATTATTTTTAAGTCCTCTGTAAAGCTATATTCGTCAATGATTGTTTCTGACAAGTGTGGCTTTACAGAAGCAATTAAATAAAGGAGAAACAAAAAGGTCGCAATCTTTACACGAGAATTCCGACTCTGCTGACCGGCTCTGGGACGTAAAAATTGCGACTTAAAGACATTTTACATCTGCTCTCTGTTGATTGAGTGATCTTCAATTGTTGGGAGTGGTTCTGCTTCTTTAGCAGGTAAGATTCCTGCTTTCTTGGAAGTAATGATGTGCATGACTGTAGCTGCAATAGCAAGCACACCACCAGAGAAAGCTTCAACAGATGCTTCGTCAAGAGGGATTTCATACTGTGTCCCTTTAGTTAATTTCACAATAGCATACAAGAATGCGGAAAGAGCTGATACAGAAATTGTTCCTGTCTTCCAAGCTTCTGCATTGCTTACTTCTTGCCCTTTGCGGAACAAATCCCAAAAGGCTGATAGTTTTCCAAACATAATATTTCCTTTATTGAATAATTCCGTTCATGTAACCTGTACCTTTACGGATTGTTAAACATTGCTTTCTATTTCCAATGTTATTTTCTTTGATTCCTATGTGAGTCCACCCACCATTACCACCCAATTCTTCCAAAATGAGTTGATCGAACTCTATACCACTATCTTTTATAGCAATACAAACTTCATAAGGAGTCATCCCTTTTACTTTTATGTCAGCAGCACAACCATAGAGATGATAAGAATTACCCATACCTTTTACAGCCGTATTTACCTTAGTTGATCTATACCCACTACTAATTGAAATTGGCTTGTTTAAGACGGTTCTGATGCGTTCTAGGGTCATTGCCAGTAGCTTCAGATTCTCTAAGGATTTTGCATCAGGGATATTAGGAAATCCCGTACTCGTAGCTGTCAATTCTTCTAAGCTGAAATGCTCTGATAACATTGTACTCATGATTGCCCTTTTCAATATCTCTAGGATTAGGTCTATTTTCTCACCGAGTCTTGATTCCATTGCTGAAAGTTCCTTCTCGAAACGGTTCTCCACTTTATCAATAACCCTTTCATGATCTTGTCTCAGCCTATCAATCTCTTTTTCAAACCTTTTGTCATTATCTTCAACAGCAGCTTTATCTGCTTTGACTTGTCGTACATGTTCAATTGCTGCATCTTGAGCCTTCTTATCACTCCTCATCATACTCCAGATAGTAGCAACTAGAGCACCAATCAACGTAATGAAAGCTCCAAAATCCATAGAATTACTTCAATCGGCATCTTATTTTCCTTTTATGTAGTGTAATGTTGTGTTTGCAAACAAGATGCAAGCTAGTATTTCAAAATGTTCTAAGTATGGAACAACTTGTTTGTAGTAAGGTATGTTCACATCAAAAATCAAAGAGAGTCCATGACAAGAAAGAAGAAACATATTCATTGCCAATATTGGTACAGATAATCTTGTTAAAAGTAAATAACAAGCTACTATCTTCAAAAACTCAATAGAAATACAAGTTGCATACCACCAGTAGTAGTTTGTTATTAACTCTGTAGGAAAATAGAAAGAAAAACCAACTAATAAAACTATCAGAAGGTTTTTCTTAAAGCCTAGATTTAATAGCAACGCTACAAAAATAAGGCTGTGTATAACATATTAACCGCCTGTTGGAGTTGTAGGAGGTTTCTGAGGAGGTACATCACCATGCCCAGTGTCGTCATTAGTTCCACCAGATAATGTTACTTCATCAAAATATTTATTCATTTGTTGCCTTTCTTTGGTTTGCACTTCATTAAAATCATTAGCATTGAATTTATTACTTTTAGACAAATTCTCACGACTTGGGATGATTTGCAAATTATTTTCAACATGAAGTCCACATACTGTATTACCTGCCAAAGGAATAATATGGTCTACGTGGTACTTTATGCCAAGCCAAAGAGAAAATCGAGCTGCTTGTTTGTACAAGTCTTTGATTTTCTCTTCATTTACCCAAGTCACATTTGCATCAAGTTTTCTAGCCCTTCTACGTGCGTTGCGAGCTTGTGATTTGTCTAGATTATTTCTATAGTAAAGTCTACCTTTGGCTAAAATCATGTCTGTATTTTTAGGTAATACTTACTCCAATTTAAAGCATCTCGTTTCTGGTATTCTTCCAATTTCCGCATTCTTAACTCGCGTTTTTGTGCTGCTCTTTTTGGTGTGGCATTCTTGACATCACGTTCTTTGTAGACATCTGGTCGAGCTATTCTATCTAGTCTGCGTTGTTCGAGATAACATTGTTTACATGTTTTACGATAAAACCCAACTTCTTTTCTAAAATAAAAACAACCAACGTCCTTTATCTGAAGGCATTTATTGCACTTTTGGACTGTCATATTGCCTTTCAAATTGATTATTAATAAATACTACCACATCATACAAACCATTCGGAGACAATCGCCAAGCATTATTAAGACCTAATGCAGCAGCTATTATTTCTGAACAGAACCACTTATCTTCAGAATGTTTTACAAAACCTAAAACAAAATGAATATTTCCTTTAAGGTCGTAGTGACAACCTTCTTTATTTTTATATAATTTCTTGCAGTAATCTCATCAGCCCAAGGAATTTCTATAATGTCCCAATTAGCAGAATTATATTCGATTTCCTTGAATCTTACACCACCATCCATAAAAGAAGATGAAGCTGAAACACCATCACTAAAGATTATTTCACAATGGGAGTATTTTCCAGCATCTATAGCTCTAACACCTCTATTATAGATTCCAGCAACTCCCGCTCTTGTACCTTTGTAGAATGCAATTTTCATAATCACCACACAATAGCGTTGATTTGATCGAGAGTAGCAGCTGCTGCCAACTGACTTTTCAATGTTTGTGCATGATTGAAATTAGTCAATCCTTGATTAAATAAAGCACTGTGAAACAGTTTCCAAGTAGCTATATCTGGTAACGGGACAAACACATCTGACACAGTAGTTTTCCATCCACCTATCCAGTTCGGAGGTAAAGCTCCTAAGTTACCGATTTCTCCGTTTGTAACTAAGATGTCAATTTTGGACATCATGTCTGCCGCAATATGATGACCTTCGTATGTAAAGCTTGTTTCATTAGCTTGCAAGCGCCACTCATTGATTTGTGCATTTTTAACAGACTTTGCCTGAGCTAATTTAACACCTTGTGCAGCCGATCCTTCCGCAGTTATTGTCCACACGTCAAATATGTACGAATAATGACCTCCTACAAAATCAGAAGGAAATACTGTAACGTTTTCCACAACAGAATTTGCATGGGTTAAACTTGGATAAAAAGCTGTAGAAGTAGTTGCACCTTCGGACGACAGTGTGATATTTTCTGCCAGTATTAGTACAACATTATCACTAATTCGTTTTAGTATTTTCATAGCGCAACCTCAATCACTTTGGATGTTAAATAGTCTGATGACCCTGTAGCATCTTGGTACACGCCGAAGATTTTGCCGTTTGCATAATCAATTGAATCTAGCAAATCTCCAGTTGTCGCAACTTTTGGAATCATCACTGACCCGCTTTCTGAAATGCGATTATTTGCGCAATCGATTTGTGTCAAACTTACGCCGCCCGTGACTCGATTTGTCGATCTTAAAATCAATCCGTTAGCACCAAATGGAATAATGGAAACGTCTTGCACCACCACATTACCAAGCAGATAATCCCCAACAAGCACAGGAGTTGATCCCGTAATATCGAACAAACAAATAAGGACACCACCACTGAAAACAGTAGTACTTGAGCTTTCAGCGACCATTGCCATAGCGCCAATTCCGTTGCCGAGTGTTGTTGTAGAAAGTGATGATGGGTTCGCCATCATGCTACTAACTGTGCTGCCATACAGACTGCCCACAGCAGCAATTGTGCTGCCCGTTAGACTCGCTGCAAAAACATTAGTTTGAAAGTTGCCTGAACTGCCAGTACGCAGCACCAGTGCAATACGTGTCGGTGAGCTTACAACTAGCCCAAACCGATATGATGTGCCTGCGTGTATAAAAGTGTACGGTGTGCCGAGTGTTAGCGTGGTTCCAGAGATGTCTAACACTACGCCGTTAACAGCATTTCCACTTGTATTGAGATATGCAGCAATTACTTTTGTTGAGCCAATCATCACAATATCCATCGCGTTTGAATCAGAACTCGCTGTCGTATGCAAATCTACAGCTGTACCCACTGATAGCGTTGTGCCCGACACGTTTAATGTCACCGCCTTCAGCATTGTACCCACCATGTAGAGAAAAACAGCTTGTGTGGCAGATACAGCTACTATGCGCAGACCTGAAGATGCACTTGCTGCTATTGTGATTTCAGTACCTAAGCTGAGTGTTAATCCTGATGCCGTAGCTACTGAGCCATAAATTGTACTTCCGCGAACATGGCACACAATACCAACAGTAGAGGACAGCATTGTAATGCGAGGCGCAGTGACCGCAAGCGCGTTGTGTATCGTGTTTAGCCCCGCAATCATCTTGCCAAAAACACCCGAAGGCGAGTCATTCGCAACGATCCAATTACCCGCCACACTGCCGTTGTCGATCAAGCTCAATGTGACGATTTGACCAGCACCTAACACAGCTTTCAGTGCTCCTGATTTATCGCGCAAATTCCAAGCATTGACACCCGTATTTTTGAGCGCGTATAAGCCTGCACCTGTTGATAGTGTCGTAGCATCGGGTAACGTCACATCCTGCCCTGCTGCTGTCATGTTGATAGCTTGCACGCGAGAGCTTGAGCTTGTGAGCGTGATGCTAGTCGCACTCGATACTTGAGATGCACCGCCCAAGCTAGACGTTGGCAATGCCCACTCTGATGCAGTACCAGGTATCTTTGTAGTGACATCTGCAACGCTCTGTGTGAGCGTCCAAAATTTGCCCAAGTGATACACGCTCGCAGGTATCGCTAATGCACCTGCCAAGGATGACCACAAGCCCTTGTAATTCGCCGCTGCAACGATACTAGGCGCTGCATCAGCCAGTGGAGATAATTCAGCATTTACTGAGTTTATCTGATTGATAATTGGGTTGAATTCTGATAAGAATTGATCCATGTCATTGCTGAACGTTATAGGGTTCTGCTGACTTGGTATTACTGAAAACTGATTAATAGCCATTTATATAATTCCTTTTATTTCTAAGTTGCACATTGAGACAGTTGGATATGAAATAACTGGCTTAAATTGTCTGTAAATACCAAACGTTACCAAGCTGTCATAACCTTCATCTGCTCCAAGCCATAATACAGGTGTTGCTCTTAGTTTTGCAAGTTGTATATACAAGAAGTCTAGGTCAGAGTTCTTCATGACAAAATCCACAGTTTGAATAGGAGACCAATTACGAACAACCAATGTGGCAACTCCAAAACTATCGAATGTAACAGTGGAGTAATCTTCAATACTAGGTGCTGCGCCATATTGTGTTTCTCCTAACATTAATTGATTACCCATAACAAGCATCCCACAACCTACAGTTGCCAATCCAGAAATAACAATTGTTGTTACCGCATTCAGATATGGTGGTAAATTCAATCTGTAAAATTTCTTACGAAACCTTGTAGGGAAAACAATAATCATAAGCATTGGTTTTCCTCTGGTATCTAATAAGGAGTCTGTTTCAGAGTACACGAGATTCCCATCTACATGTATATTCACTGAAACAGTTGTTCCTGTAATTTCTAGCAATGAAATAGAATCTGTAATTCCTGCTCTGACAACTACTGTCAAACTGTTAGAAGCTGTTGTAGGTGTGCTTGTGCTTCCGTCAAACATTGCCCAATAATTTGTGGGACTCACCTTCAACCACCACGTAGGGGAAGTTGAAGGCGTATTACCCACGTTAGTCGCTTGTAGTGATTTGTATATGTAATGCTGGTAAATCACTAATGCATTCAATGCGTAAGTAGTTCCGATGACAAAACAGGCGCATCATTTTCAACTACAGAACTACTTACAACATTACTGTCATTAAACCCAACAGGTATTACTACTTTCATTTAGACTCCTACAAATGGTGGAATACCTTCTTCTCTGAATTGTTTCAGAACACTCGCTGTTGTGCCGCTAGAGCTTGCTGTTGATTCTTGCGCAGAACGTAAGTCAACAATCTCCAAACGAAGTTTCTTAATTTCAAGAAGCATTTCTTCCTGTGTTTTAGCTGTTGTATCTACCTTCAAAATATAAGCATCACTTGCTAGAACAGCGCCAATACCTTCATCTAACTGAGCTTTATCTGTAGCATTTGCTTCAATGACAGCTAAATATCTTTCAGCAGTGCTTGTGTAAGCTGAAACAGCAGCAGAATCTCCACCTAAAGCTTTGTCTAGATTGTCGTAGAACTGCCTAGAGGCTTCCGCAATCTTATCTGCGGAAGATAAAGGAGAATACTTCTCGTCTAGCAATAAGCTTTCTGTCAGAGACTTAGCAGCTTTTTGCAACTCTTTGAATGTATCTACCATGTCTTTGCCAGCAGCTAGCTCAATTGCAGATGACGTTGCAGCAGCATCTATGGCACTTTTAGCCAACTGATTTGCCACTTCGTTCGCAGCTTCTAAAGATGTTTTTCCAGTCTTGAAGATACCCAAACTCTCGTTAAACAGGGCGTTATATTGTTCCTGTGTGATAGCACCGCGAATCAATGCGGCGTTAATCTTTGTGAACGAGTTCTCAAATGCTTGTGCGTCAAACTGTTTAACACCATCCAAATATAATGATATGTCTCGAAGCTTGCTTCCTACAACACCAGTGAATGCTTCAGTTTTTGCTAAAGATTCAGCAGCTTTGCTTGCATCAGCAGTGGTAATGACAGAAGACGCTGTTGTTGCCGCAATAGCAATCATGTCTGCTATAGCTGGACCACTATTACTTTGTGATTGTAAATCAGCAATCTTGTTTTCGTAGAAAGATTGATTATCAGCGTAATCAGAAGAGTTTCGTAAAGACTTGATTTGAGAAGTTGTACCCTCTTTCACAGCACTTGTTGATTCTGTCAGAACATACGCTAACGAACCCAATCTTCCAATACTTCCAACAGCCTGTGACAGCGGTGTGTTTGCAGCAGCAGCACTAGCTGCCAATGCATCAGACGCTTTTGTGATTTCACCAAAATAATGTCCAATTGAAGCTAAACCACTACTCACCAAGTTCTTTGCGTTGTTCTGCATGCGCTCTAATTGTGCATTCAAATCTTGTGACAACTCACCTACATCTCCCATCAACCTGTTCAACGTATCAATACCTTCTGAATACTCTGCTTGAGAAATTGCAGCAACTTTGAGCAATCTGTTCAGAGTGTCCACCGTGTCTAAGTAAGAAATTACATCCCTTCCGAACACCGCAACAACATCTCCACCCATCTTCACTGTAGTTGACACACTATCAAACTCTGCTTTTGCTTTTGCAGCAAGAACATTTGCAACACCTGTTCCTTGCAAACCAAACTCAGACATCGCAACCATCTTACCTGCGGTATTGAAAGCTCCTTGCATTGCTCGTGAAAGCGTAGTACTCATTGAAGGTGCTATTTGTTGCTTCAGCTCATCGCCTAGCTTGTCTGTGAAAGAGCTTGACATTGACTCAGATATTAAACTGCCAATAATACCTGCAACATTTACAGAACTTAATGCGCTACTACTTGCTTGTGCAGCATATTCAAGATTTGATTTAGCAGTTTGTTTTGTGTTCGTAAATCCAGTAAAACCTCTTGCTGACAATGCACTATTTGCTAACAACCCTTGTGCATCACCAGCCTTCATAAGAATGGGAGCACTTGCCATTGCAGCATCAGTTATTGTCTTTATAGACTCTGTGATGGAAGCCATAGCTTTAGCTGATTGTTCCGCTAAAGCCTTGCGCTGAGACAGTTCATCTCGCCTGTTATCTGATTCCACTTTAGATAGTAGCTCTTCTTTTGCAGCAAGTTCTTCTTTCTTTTTTGTAAGGTCTTCTGCATCTTTTGTAGCCTTATCAACAGCGGGGAACAAGCTTGCAAAAGCATCACTTAATGTTAAGAGTTTTGCTACTTTCTCAGTTTGACCAAGCTCAGAAGCAGTTTCCAACATCTTCCTAAATAAATCACGAGAAGTTGGTAATTCTTCATTCAACAGTTTGAACTGAGCTGTTAAGGCATCAAGAGTTTTCTTTTTGCGTTCATCTTCTGTGAAATAGTTCTCCAAGTAAGATTTAGAAACACTTTGCAAATTCTCTAAACCACCTACTAACTCAACCAGCATCATAGAAGCATCAATGCCTGCCATGTTTGTCTTGAACAATGTCAATCCAATTTGAGACAGCACACTGTTTGTGGTAGCAAAACTGTTAGCAACACGGAGGATTGTTTCAGCATATCCTTCACCGACGCCTCTGAATTTGTCAAAATCTTTGAATGCAGCTTCAGCCATTTCGTCTAAAGATTTAGAGATGATAGCATTGAGTGCTTTTGTTAAATCATCACCTTTCAATCCTTTGAGGGAAACAGAAGATACTGAAAGAGAAAGTCCTTCCAATACTTTTGTAACATCGTCTGACTTACCATATAAAACTTTGGCAGCCTCTTCCATAGCAAGAGCCATGTTATTGAAAATCAACCCAATCTGACTTGACAATTCACCAGAGACACCTTGCTCTTGCACAGAGTTTGTAGTTTTCTTGCTCAGTCCAAACCACTTAGAAGTTGTAGTGTCAACACTTGCGTATTGACTGATGCCTTGACCTTTTCTAATCCCCTCCAAGCTGCCTTGAATTTTGATTCCAGAGTCAACAATGTTTTGTGTAGTTTTACCCCACAACCGCACGAGGGAGCCTGCCAAAGCACCTACAACAGCTCCTATAGCCATACCAATCGGGCCGCCAATTGCACCTATACCCATACCAATATTCGTGCCGATAGCCATGCCACCAACTGTACCCGCTGCTATACCAATCCCTGTTGCACCGTTGGAAGTTCTTGACAAAGTACCTTCTTGAATACCCATGTTTGTTCCATTGGCAACACCTGCATTACGCGCCACAATATTTGCCAATCCACTCATACCACGTTCAATGTTCTTCAATGCATTTAACATTCCAACATTGACAGGGTAGAGCTTGTCAAAACTCTTATTAAGCAAATCTAAAGATTTTGTTAAGCTTTGGCTCTTTGCTTCAGAATCACCAAACACAGTTCCTGCACCTTGAGTTTTTGAACTTCTGCTGCAGATTTACCACCAGAGCCACTGGAACCGAAAGCACCAACAGCGTATCCTAATCCTGCTACGATAGCTCCCATTGCTGCCATACGTGCAAAAGCGGAGTATGGATCACCTTTACCTTGATTCAATACTGCAGAAATAGCAGCCATTGCGTTCTCGGCTAATGAACGGGCTAGTTGTGCTGCATGGAACACAGCAGAGACAGCATTCAAAGTTTGATACCCTTTAGTACCCTCCTTAAAAAAACCTTTAGAGGCTTCTGCCATATTTCCCCAAGCTGTGATTGCTCTGTCAGAACGAGCTTCATTTTCTTGAGCTGATCGAGCATTGCGTTCAGCATTAGCTTGTTCTTCACCCATACCACTTTTCAAAGCTGCTTCATAAGTTTTCTGGTTCTCAATTTTAAACTTACCGTGTTCTCTATCAAGCTTACCTAAACTTTGCATTGCTTTAAATAAGTCGGAAGTAGCTTTTACAGCTTTTGACATAGCTGCTTTGAAATTGTCACCAAATCTCGAAGCCTTATCTGGGTCTAACATCTCATTTATTTTTTCAACTGGTCGTCGTAGGCAGACTTATTATCCAAACCTTCTTGAAGACCTTTAGCTTGTTTCAAGAAAGCAATATAAGCTTTCTGCTTCTCAATTTGTTCTTGAGTCAACGCAATATCTCTAACTTTTGTTAACTCGTTTTCGGCAGAAATAATAGAAGCTTCCAACGCTGCAACTTTACTGGATTCTGTGCCATTAGATAATTGCTGCAGTTTAAGAATTTGTTGCTGAATTGCTCCAGTCTCTTTATCCAAGTTTTCCGTAAATTTTAGAGATGTTTCAGCAGCGTCTCGTTTAGCTTTAATTCCTTTCTCTAGCTCTACTGTTTGCTTTTGAATAAGAATTGCCTCATTAAGTTTTTGCATTCCTGCTTTACTATGACCAGATTTTTCGGATTCTCTTTGAAGCTCTATAAGTTTCTTCTGTGCCTCTGTAAGTTTCTCAAGTGGATCAACATTTGTCAAAACTGCTTGTGCTTGCATTGCAGCATAAGACTTCTTGGCATGATCTAAAGCCTCGGCTAATTTGTTTATTTCCTTAACTTGAGATTTATCTTTGTATGACTCAATAATTACAGCTCTAGTTTTCTTAATTACATCTGCTGAAACACCATCTAATTTTGCCTTGGTTTCCATGTCAGAAATTTCTTGTAACATCAAGGCTCGTTTGTCATACTGAAACTTTTTATTTAGTTCCATTGTCGCTTTAAGTCGTTGCTTTTCTGCATCTTCTTGTACTATCTTTTCCTTTACAGCAGCAGCTTCCTGCACAGCGACAGACGCTGTATTGGATTTAGTGGAACGTTGTTCTGCCAGAATACGTGCTGCCACAGCATCCTTCAAGGTGTTTTCTGCGTCTGCTAAGGCTGTTTTCTTAGCTGTATAGGTGACAATACCTTTTATAGCATTGGAGAAATCTGTAGGTGCTGAAAGGGTTGTGACAGTTCTTCTTGCGGCATCTTCATTACGATATGCTGTTGCAAGTGTTTCAGCAGACTCTTTCAATTTTGTTTTGTCTTCTTTTTCTCTTTTTGCAAATTCCGATAACTCTTTAGCATATTTTGCTTTTTGCCCGTGTGCAATTGCGTAGTCATCAACAGCTTTCATAGCAGCCACAACATCTGCATTCATTGCATCTATGCCTATTTTAGATTTGGCTGCAACATCTGCAATAGAAGCTTTTAGTTCATCATTGGCTTTGGTCAAACTTGTAATAGCAGCGTGTGCTGCGTAAGCTGCTGCTGCAATAGCTAAAAGGGCAATACCCGCTGGATTGGATAAAAAGACAGCTTTTATAGTATTCCCAAGAGTTGCGATGACTCCTGAAAAAGACAAGGAAGCTGTAGCCGCTGTTGCAATAGAGGTTGCTGTTATACTTAAGGCTGCTGAAGCGGTTGTAGCCCCTGTTGACAACATAAGCATGTTTGTTATCATAGAACCAAATTTCAATGCTGCTACAACAGTACCTAGTGTGGCTATTGTTTTAATCAACATCTCAAAATTATTCACCAGAAATGAAATAGTATTGACAACAGTTTTCGCAATCACAGGAAGAAGCTCTTCAAATTTCTTCAATGACTCTGCCATTTTTCCAGTGAAGTTACTGTCTTGATTAAGTTCTCCAATAGTTTTCAACCAAGCATTTTTAATTCGTTGTACTGCCCCATCAACTGTAAGAGGTAATGAATTAAAATCTTGCTCCATCTGATCTCTAGCTTTTATAATAGCATTTGCCATTAATTTAGCTCCGATAGAACCTTCACTACCCATTTTCTTCAAGCCTTTTTCAGCTAACTCTGCACCACGTCCTGTGGCACGTAATTCTGCTTCTATGGCTCGTAAAATTATCGGAGCACCTTCTGCTACAGCATTAAATTCAGCACCATTTAACCTCCCAGAATTCATTGCTTGAGAAAATTGTAGCATGACAGAAGATGCTTCTTGTGCTGTTGCACCAGATAATTTTAAAGCGTACCCCATACCTTCGACGACAGCAATTGTATCTTTACCATTCATACCTATTTTTGAAGAGGTATCGACATACGGTTAAACAGTTGAACAGAGTCTTCCAATGGGATTCGTATTTTTTGAGCCGACTCAAATAAAGCTGTTTGTATTGAAACAGCAGATTGCATACTGCCTGTAGATAGCTTGAGCTTTGCTTGCATTAATCCCCAAGCATCTGCTTGCTGAATAATTCCACTAACAAAATTCACACCAACATAAGCGGAAGCTGCAACAGCCATACTCTTCAGTGTATTGTTCCAAATGCTCCCATGTGAGTTCAAGTTCTTCAAGCTGTCTGCTTGCTTATCAAAAGCAGCATTCATTTTCAACGCTTGCTCGTGAGCTTTCACCATAGACAATTCTTGAGAAGATATTCCCCGAGCATTAGAAGCTTCTGCTATCCGCTTGTTTGTAGCCTCCACCCTAAGTAAAGCATTGTGCATTTTCAAAGCAGCTTCTTGATTTTTAATCATTGCTAACTCTTGAGTAGAAACGCCTCTTGCTGCTGCTTCCGCAGATGCACCACCTTTTTTCTGAGCTGTTTCGAGTTTAGCTTGGGAGGTGATAAATGCTTTTGTTTCAGCATCAACACTCTTAGAAGCCTCTGCGAGAGACTTCATATTCTCTGTTGCCTCTTTAATACCTACACTTTTTACTTCTAATGCTAACGAGCTAATCTTGACACCCATAACTATTCCTTATTGTTTTTAGCCATCAACGCCTCCATTGTGCGCTTTAGCTCGTCATTTAATTCTTTACGCTTCTCAGGAGTCATCTCAATCTGCTCAACAAAGGGGGCAATTGCGCCTCTGTCCGAAGCCTTACTATACTCATTACAGTATGAAACACTCATGTCTCGAATAGCTGTAATTTCAAACCAATTTAATTCCCTACCACTTACTTGTATCCAACTGTTCAAATCATTCCAAGAGAGGGGAAGAATCCCACTCATACCTACGCTGTACATTCCCGCCTCATAAAACAAAAGGACTAGATATTCCGCGATGCACTCTGGCAAGCAAATATCTAGTCCTTCATCTTTAGTCTTAGCTCTCTCCAGCCTGCTCATCTTCTCCCCTTCAGGGGTAGCTTGGTAGTACGCCAGTTGCCTAGCGTAGAGAGTAAGTTCTTCCTTGACGGTTAGGAAAATTTGACTGATCGTTGATTGCTGTGCTAATCTGATCTAATAACCAACCGTAACGAGGGTCTGACAACACAGCTTCAATAGATGCAGGGGTGTTCAATGAATCACCTTCGTCTGTCTCAAGGACTGTGATTTTTTCTGTGCAAGCTACAACCATTGCCAAGTTATCACGTTCTACGCTATCAGCAGTTGCCAACTTACGATTTTTACCTTTTTGAAATTGTTCTAGCAATTTCTCATTTTTGCTTTATCATAATCACGGAACTGCTTAGATGCACGACCAAACACGAATGCTTTAGCTTGTGTTTTACCATCTGTATCAAAGATTGGTTCGCCATTTGCGTACTCTAAATCTACACCAACAGAACCTGTTTTTAATTGTAAATTGCCTAATTTAATAGCCATATAATATCCTTATGTATGTTAATATTTGTTTTCGCTAATCTTTGTTAGCTAGTGAGAAATTCCTGCTCTACTGAACAGGAATTATAACACGCTTGTATCAGTTTGTCAATAGCATAAATTACGTCAGTAATTATACTGTAACAATATCTGAGTCGATTTCAAATGTTGCACTACCCATTACGATACTGTCAACAGAGCCTGTTTTGAAAGGAGCTGCTGTAACTTGTACAGTGTAATAGAAGATTGTACCGTCTTGCAATGTAAGCTTAATAGCCCATGAAGCGTCACTACCTAATGCTGCTGTCAATTGTGTCTGACCTGCATTACTACCGTCGTATGCATAATCAACAGATTGAGTACCGTTATCGTAAGAACCTTTTAATTTCTTTGTATAACGAGTGTTGATTGGGTTGTGCTTGATAACGTTAAATGTTTTACCGAAATCACCAACGTTAGTAACTTCACCAACGATCAAATATGTTTTAGCGCCAAAACCTGCTGAGTCGTAGGTTGCTACACCAGAAGTTGTTGCGATTGCGATGCTGCTACCAGCGAATGTTTGAATTGCCATTTTATATGTTCCTTGATATTAAGCGTAAACTGTGAGTTTCAATGTTGCTGCGCCAGACAATGTAACAACACCAGTGCCTGCTAAATATGCTGCAATTTTATCTAAGTTGACAATTTTCTTCTGCGATGCTGCTACGATAATGCTCAAGCCCGCTGACAAGTCAGTTGTTGTGCCAGTTGCGGGGATTGCATAAGCTGCCGAAGGAGCTGTGCCTTTGATGTTCAGTGTCAAAGAACCACCTGTTGTGTTGTCTAATTCCACCAATTGACCTGTACCTGCTACGTAAGTCAAAGTGTCAGAAGCACTTGCAGTGTTGACAGTAGCAGTTACTGCACCGTTCACTGAGAGAGATGTTACTGTTAATGCTGCCATTTTATTTCCTTTAAATAATTTGCCTTACGGCTTGAAGAAGCCCTTGTGGGGCAAATTGTGCTACAAATAATTCTCTTGTCTGTATCTTATTCGTACAGGGGTCACTCTCCACTGTGCATCTTGATAGTGGTTCAAGATTGAACCTGTTTGTTCGATAGATACTGTAGACAGTTTTGGAATCACAGGGTACAATGTAATCAATGCTTGAGCAATGTCCTCTGCTTTTTTAGTGCCTTCACCATCTTTTGTGTAAATGTTTATCTGGAAGAACCCGTACAACGTTGCTCTTTTCACACCAACATTACTATCAACTGTAGTGGATGGCATCACGAACAATTCCAACCAAGGGTCTGAAGGTTTCTCAAAAGGAACTCCTTCAATTGCGATTTTCAATGGTGTTGATTGTGCTGCTGCCCAAGTCTTCAGTTTATCTGTTATTTCTTTTCGTACAACTTGTATTGTCATAGGGATTTTGCCTTTGCTTCAATTACTGCATTTTCCACCATTGCATAAGGGGCTGCGTTTCTCCAACGAGGATTCTCAGACTGCAACCATCCTGTTTCTTCTGCATTGATTACATAAGGGACATTATTTGTAAGAAAAACTGAACCATCCTTTTTAAGAAATGAACTCCAGTCACCTATGTTATATATTCGTAATCGGCTTGACGAACCGCTAGGACTCGTAGTAGTATCCACCTCAGTAGAAGGGCTTGTCTGAGATGTGTACCATTGGTTAACAAGTTCTCCAGTTGCGTAAGGAGACCCTAACATGACAGAAGGAGTTTTATCTACTACGGAGGTGAAAACCTCTTGAGTTTTTGATATTAAATGTTGGTTGGTTTCTTCTTGCATTACTGCAATATTTTCCAACACACTTTTATAGAAATCGCCCATTTTTAATTCCCTGAATTATAGCACAAACATTGCATTTTGTCAAGCCTAACGCTGTTTGCAAGTTAACTTGATTGTACGACTGTCCTTGCGAGAATCACTTGTTGTAATAGTGTTTGTAAGCTTGTAAACTTTATTCAATTCACCGCCTGCAACCATAACAGATGTCACACCACTGACATTTCTTTCATCAGATTTTGTCAAACCTGTATCTACAACCCACTCACTCAATGTGATAGTTTCGCCTGATGCAAGCCATCCATTTGTAGCCCAATCAAAACCATAGTCCAACTTAGCAAGAGGTGCGTGGGCAAATTCTTTTCAACTGACATCTAATATCCTCTTTTCATATTCGACTATTTGTATATTCTCTCTTTTTGCAACAATCTTGTGTCTGTTCTCGTATCCAATAATAACTTTCCTATTGTCATCTAGTATGTATATGATAGGGTCAGCAATAGATACACTACAACTTATCACATCGTTAGACTCAAACAGAGATGTACCTGCTACAATATCACTAATGATCGAAGCTATAACTGTATCAGAGTCTTCTGTTACATTAGTTGTGACAGATACAATTGCTTGGATTGTGCAACTAACACTATCACTAGCTTCAGAGATTGCCGACAACACTTGTGTAGCTGCCGACAGTTGTGAGTTGCAGGTGTCATTAGCTTCTGTGATATTTGCTGTGACAATTGCAGGTGTGTGAACAACGTTAGCGACAATTGAATCCGAAGACTCTGTAATACTTGAAGTCATCTGCACACTAACTGCGGAAACACTGCTCAAAGTGTCAGAGCCTTCTGTTGCAGCTACATTGACAACAACAGCAACACTAGAACTACTAACAACTGTATTACTGCTTTCGTTGATTGAAGCAGCTATTCCTACATTAGCAGATGCTGCACTTACAACACTATCATTGACTTCTTGTAACGTACTTGTTACAGAGACATTGTTAGAAATTGCAGCAGAGATTGTGTCACTTGCTTCAGTGATATTCGCGGTAACATTGACAGATGTACCACCAACAGATACGCTGCTGCTAACAGTATCCGAAGCTTCTATCAAGCTTGCTGTAACAGAAACACTACTCAATACTGAAGATGTTACAGAGTCGTTGCTTTCTGTTTTGTTTAATGTAACAGCAACAGGAGCAGTGGACGTTGAGGAAATCGAATCCCCTACTTCTGTCAAACTACTTACAACAATTACTTGAACTGATGATGATGATGACGCTATTGAGTCTGACTGCTCTGTAGCTGACAAAGAAGCTACAATACCAACTGAGGAGCTGCTTGAAACAGCATCATTCCCCTCAGTGATATTAAATGTTATGGAGATTCCAGAAGGAGCACTGTCTAATAATGCTAATAATAACGACATTTGCTACTCCTAGAAAATTACTCCCAACCGTACATGAACGTAACTGTGTGTCCAATTGTTCCTGCTGTTGCAACAGTTCCAATGTGCTTCTTAGCAAGCTGAACGAATTCACCCGCATTAACAAAAACTGGAGCATCACCGAAATCACAGAACGTGGTTGATTGTTGAACCAAAGTACCTGCTGCTTGGTTTGCTGTAACAGCTTGAGTGAATGGTAAAGCTATACGTCTAGGAGCTTTTGCTGCTACTGCTTCAGTAGTTGCCAAAGATACGTTAGTATGACCAAAAGCTAGAGACCATTGAGCGATGAACCCACCACCTGTTAAAGTTGTCTGCACATAGCTTGTCAATGCAACACCCCGAATCACTAAACGTGCGGTTCTTCCATTTACAGAAATGACAGGAACTTGGTAAGACTGAATAACACCATCTGTGTTCAGTGCAAGTGTGGCTGTTTCCCAAAATTGTCCACCTAAACCTGAACCAAGAGCTGCTGTTGTATTTGTTGGCACAGCCACTATAGGGTTGGTATTGTTGACATAGTTTGCTAAACCACCCATTGTACCGCCACTCAAACCTTGGTATGAGCCGTACAAACGATTACCTTGAGTAGAAGGCAATGTCGATAGATTTGAGCCACCTAGACGAACATTGTATGCACCTAATTGTGCTTGCAATATTGAACCACTTGCACCACCTGTGATACGATGTTTAAACAAGAACTGTACAGCACCTGCCATACACAATCTTCCTTGTCCAGATGGAAGTGGAATACTTCCTAGTAGCTCCGCACCAGTGCCATCGTTCACCCAGAAATAAGCAGCAACACCTCCAAGGTACACAATGAACTGATACTTCTTGTTCAAGGCATACGTCCAAGTGCCAGAACCATTTGATAGTGGAAAAATGCCTGTAGAGGTTTCAGTTCCGTTGTTGGAGAGAATACCTTGTAAACCGCTTGAACTCAATCGGAAGAAACAACCGTCAGTTGGAGCTGTTGTAGCTGTAGAAGCCAAACCCAAACCGAATTCTACAAAAGTATTAGCATTAGGTGTTGCAGAAAAACCCACTTCCATATCACAAGAAAGTGTTTGAGTTCCTGTGTTCGGAAAGGTAGCATATGTAGCAAGCTCAACACCAGTTGTAGTTGTTGTGATACTAGAACTGTTTGTTGTAAATTGACCAGCAGCCCATGTAGCTGCCATTGTAGTTGCTGTAAATTTGTGCTTACCTGTATTTTGAGCAACGTAGTTAAAGACTTCCTCGTCTACTACTAAATCTTGAGAAACACGTTGACGATAATCTGTATCAACTTCCGGTGAATAGAGAAAAGGGACTCCTGTTAAAGCACCACTATCATTCTCGTTGAATTGTACAGCACCACCCATCAATGTCTGATCTTTTGTTAAATTAACTTTAACATTTCCAGAAGCATCAAGATTAGTGCCTCCTATAAGTACATCTAAAGCCATATTATTTCCTTTGTGTTAATCCGACCAAACCCAACGTACTCGCCATTCGCCAGTAAGTTTATGGATTGATCTTGCGTATATTGTAAATCCAGTACTATTACTAGGAGTTCCGCAGGTAAGGTTGGCAAAACTTTCAAAGTATCTGTGGTCACTTGCTGTGTGGTCTGATGTTGAGTCATCACCCATTACAAAGGCTTCAACTTTACTGGTAGAAGATATAGCGGTTTGACCTGATACACTTACAGACGCTTCATTTGAGCCTAAACCACTACCGAATTGGATGAGAGCATCACCTGTTGCATTAGCCATGATTAAACTTCTCCAGTATAATAGTTGTAATAGAACCCATTTATTTTTCTCTTCATCCGAACAGCAGCGGAAATACGTTCTTTCGTCACACACTCGAAAACCCCTGCTAAAATCATGCTGTCAAAAACCAAACCATCTTCTCTGATGACCTTTTTAGCAGTTTTCCAAATAGGTGTCTGAATGTCCCAAGAGGGTTGCCTTCCATATCTGAATTGATACCCATTACACAACCTTCTAGCACCTTTTATTTGTGATACTATGTTTGGTGAATTAGTACCAGAAGCAGTTGCTGCGGCGTGTATGCTCTCAAATACTTTACCATCATTTCGAGTCACCTCTGTCTTCAAAAAACCTTTGGCGGAGCTATTCTTGATTTTCTCGGCAATTTTTTCACTATAATTACCTCTACCATCTATTTGGTTATACCCGTCAGGAGCTAGAGATTCGTGATACTCAATATAGAAAGCTTCTTTTTCAAGAAGCTGTTCTTCGGTTTCTGTGATGTCTATAACTTCAAAAGAGAAGTTGGTGTACCCGTACTTTTTCAAGGAGCGAACAATCAGTAAACTTTTGTCGGCTTTTGGACTTATATGCGACGCCCACCTAAACCTTGCTTCTCGAATTGTCTTGCCAATATAGATTTTACCATTGATGAGATTAGTTATTTTATACACACAACATTTTATGTACCCATCAGAATCAAAGGAGTACAATTTTCTCATCAGGTGTTGCCCGTATTTAGCTGGAACGAGTTGACTGTAATTGACTGAGAAGTTGCCAAATTATTATTATCTAGGATCATGTCTGTAGCAGACATTCCTGCTGTTCCTTGAAGACCTGTGTTTGTACCACCGCTATCTACAATACGAAAGTAGCCAGCGACACCCGTTGCTGATGCAGTTCCCGACCAAGTTCCTGCTTTTACTTTAGATGCTCCAGACGCAGCAGCCATCCAATCTGAAGGGAGTATTAATTCTGCAAGTAATGTTCCTGTTGCTGCTGCTGCGCAGTTTGCGGGTACACTACCTGTGTACAATCGAAGTTTTGCTGATGTACCAATAGTTGTTTCGATAGAATCCAATCGAGCATTATTAACAGCTACGGAGTATTGTAAACTCATTTGTATTTCCTTAAATGTAATTGCATTATTTTCTCAAATGCAGTTCTAATAGTAAGCTATCATTCATAGCTGAATTTGTATCCTTGAGATTCATGATCTTCCACTCAACACCGTTTACAACAACTCTGTCCCTGTTTTGCTTAATATCTAAATCACTATAATTTGAGTTATCTTTTGAGCGAGGTTGGATGTAACATTGCTTATCACCTTCTTCAATGAGAGTACCAAAATTACTCTTGATACCTGACCCCATCGTTGGATAATCTAATAGTATCGCATTCACTTGGTAATCTTTAGAAGTGTGTATTACTTCTCCGTCAACTTCTACAGGGTCTGTAAACACCTTAACAGTGGCAGTGCCTCCAAAATCACGCATCATTTGCACAATCATTCTATCGAAGTCTATAAAGTTCCCCATACGACCCCATCATTATATTGTGCTTGCTCGTGGAGCAATTGTGATTGAGTTCCCCCAGCATAGTTGTTGTTCCAATCCGAAACAAATTGCTGCAACGAGTTTTCTGACCCTTCTACAAAACCATCATAAGGGACTGGTGCAAATCCATTATAGGAAGGGTCTTTAGCAATCATTGTGAGAAAGGTTCGATAATTATCAAATACCTCTTTACCCCAAACTTCAAGGTTAGCTAGTTTGCGATGACCTTGATATGCCATTTGAGCTAAGATGTATTGAGCACATTGAACAGAAGCTCTTTGTAAATTTCCATTATTCTCTGTAATAACATCTGAATAAACAGAATCTGGTAAGTATGGCAGGTCACTCCAATCTCCTACACGAGTGCGAACCTTACCAACATCTGTTGAATAATCAATTATTGCCATAAATATTTCTCCTTGTTTAATTCTATATTTTCACTTATGATTTGTAGAAGAGAAGAAGTATCTACGCCTATGAAAGTTTCAGTACATCCATCAAAAGAGAAATCAGGATTTCTGAAATGGTTTCTCAAAATATCAAGAATAGTAGACTCTAGTCTATAGATTTCAATACCTGTGCTAGAATATAAATACACTGGCGAAAAGCCCAAATTAGACGACCTATTTATATCGCTTATCCTGATTGCTACGTCTCTATTTGTTATCCCAACCTTTGTAAATTCTCCAGAGGATAGAACATAAAAAGTTCCGTTTTTATTTGTGTTGAAACCTCTCGAACCAGAGCAAGCAGGGCAGCGTTGACCACCTAAATGATTGTTAGGAGTCATCCAAAATTCGCCATGATCTTTGCACACGACCTCTACTTTGATAGATGATTTTACGTAAGCCACCCTGTCATATAAATACTTGTTGTCGTGGAGTTTTGAGGCTTTTTCCGAAAATTCCTTAGCCGCTTCTAAAGTTCTCAAGGAACCTCTGATGTCATTTGCACACTTCTTACACCCATTTCTGCTCTTACGTAAATGATCGCTTGGTAAGACGGAGAACAGTCCATGCTTTTTGCAGATAACATCTACTTTTGTTGCAGAGTTATAGTAGTCAACATGACTATAGTCGAACCTACCACCATGTATGCTTCTTGCTTGAGCCACAAACTGGTCTTTTGTAAATGCTCTTCCTGAGTTTCTTCGTTCCTTAGTGCATAATCTACAACCAGTTCTTCCACATTTGTTTTGTTTACTATCAAGGTATGTTGAAAGTTTCAACTTGAAGTTTAAATCATGTTTAAGACATAAAATCTCAATATTTAAATCAGTTGAAATACAGTTATCTGAGAAAAAGAAATCCTTGTGTTCTTCCCGAAGTTCTGATATTATTACATTTAAGTCTTTGGACATAAATTCCTTCTTGTTGTTTAAATGTTCTATTATATCACTAAAACACTTAAAGAACAACCCTCCGAAGAGGGTGTTTAATCTACAGATTAGGTTGTAGATGTTGCTTTAATGATCAATGCTGGCATCATACAGCTATTTACGAAGTTACTTTCTGTTTCAATTTGAATTGCAGTGCCGTTAGGAGCTGCTTGTTCAAACATATACACTTGTTCACCTAAAGTGTTTACCAAACCAAAGCGTTCTGCTGGAGCAAAGTAAGTACGGAATACATCAGTACCTGTAGGGATGAATACTGCCTCACCAGAAGGAATCAATTGAGCGCCTGCAAATGTGTCACGCATTTCGATGAAACGAACACCTGCGAAGAAGAATTCACGATGCATTGCTGTGGCACTACCGCCTGCCGCCAAACGATTACGCAAAGGTTCTTGTGTAGAAGTGTAGTATGTGTATGCATTAGTTACTTTATTGTGAGCAATCAACTTAGCAAACCATTGTGGAGAACACAACGCAACAATACCAGTCATGGAAATCATACCAGCATTATCTTGAATAGCAGCAATAGCTGTTTCAATTTTCGCAATGATGTCTGTAGAACCAGATGCAACATTCATTGCAAAATCAACTACAGTTTGAGTTACACCAAACTCTGTAAACCAGTTTTGAGACACAGTGTTGTTTGGAGCATAAACTGTACCTGCTGTCAACAACTGAGCACGAGCTTTTTCCAAAGTGACAGCGTGAGAATTACGGATGCGTTCCATCTTACGCATACGAACTGCATCCAATGTTTCAGCTTCTGTCAAGCTAGAATAAGCAGATTTACCTTGCAAATCTTTTGGAAGAATTTGGTCATCCAATGGGAAATGAGGTACAGCAAATGTGTGCAACTTGCGTGTGTAATCTTTGTTTTGATTAGAACGATCACCGCGAACACGGTCAACGATAATACCGAAATCTTTTACAACTTCTTGGAATGTTACTGTTTGATCTGCAACAGGCTCTTCTTGGAAGATACCTAATTGACCAATTGTTCCCCATGTATTAGGGATAATACCCATTTCTTTCGTGTAATCGACTACTTCGAAAGCATTGGCAAATGAACGAGTTAAAGCCATTTTATAATTCCTTTATTTTAATTAAACGGTTGTTTCTACGAGTACGCCCAACGCTTTCAAATCTGCGTAGAGAACATTTTTCTTAGTGTTGTTGTCGTAAGTTGAATCCAACACCAAAGCATCTTTAGAAACAACGGCTTTACCACGAGCCAAGATCAAGATAGGAGTATCTGTTGCTGCTGCGATTGTTACACTTTGAGCTTCGCCAGAAGCGTCACCAATATAGATACCCGCTGCAACTTTGCTACCATCTACAGCAGTTTCTTTAGCAACAATATATTTACCAGAAGCAGTAATTTTGCCCATTACAGTACCAAGGGCAATAGTTGTTTGGGAAGCTTGATTACAAGTAACCAATTCGTTATGCAATTCAGGGTTATTAGGAGCATCATATTTTTAATGATGTTAGACAAGCGGGTTGTATCCGTTGCAAATACTGACATTTTATTTCCTTTATTTAAAAGTTAATGTGCTTACTTAGAGGCACTATATTTTTGTTTGAGAGCTTTTTCTAGAGCACTCTTTTCTTCCACATTTGCAACAACAACTTCTGCTGTCGCACCTACTTCATTAAACAAAGCTGTTTCAGCTTCTGCTTGTAAAGTTCCTTGCATTGCGCCTACAATTGCGTTAAACTCTGTATCACCTAAAGTTTTAGTTGCACCAAATAATGCGTCTGCTTTAACTGTGCCAACTGCTTCGACAATGGCTGTCATACGAGCATCCATGCGAGCTTTTTCTGCTGCTTCTAACATTGCTTGTTTTCAGCTTCTGCTTTAGCAAGAATGTCTTGGACGCTTGCAAGTTTTTCAGTAGCATCTGCAAGTTGTGCTGTTAATGTTGCAACAGAAGCTTCGCTTTGTTCTAAGGCTGCTGTGAGTGCTACCACTGCTTCGGATTGTGCCTCCACTTGTGGATTGGCTAGACCAAAGCTTTTTTTAAGATTTTCTAACATTTGTTTCCTTTCAAATTGATTCTAGATATGACAAAAATTGCTTAGGAGTCATGATTTTATTGACTAGACCCTTTTCGAGAGCATCTTCTGCATGAAACATTTGAGCATCATACGAGAGGATTTCTTCAACAGGTATTCCAGTATAATTATGTACATGCTCTGCAAATTGCATACCGAGCCTTGATACATCTTCTTGCATCTTCTGTAAGAATTCTTTTCTAAAACTACCGTCTTCCATGAAGGGTGTTTTGCCCTCAGTGCTGGAGATATACACAGGTTTAATACCTGCCATATCAAGAGCTTTGGAACGGTCTACGAGTGCCAAAACGCAACCAATTGATCCTGTAGATGCACTTGGGTGTATAATCACTTCATCTGCTGCGATATTGAGGGCAAGAGATGCAGATGCTGACATTGTGTCAATATATGCCAGCCAGCGTACCCCATGTTCATCACACATGGCTCGTAGTTGATTAGCAGTATCGAAGCAGCCGTGAGCCTGACCACCGCCAGAACTGTGAGTTGTAACTAAAGTTGTCACACCACTTGCAATCAGTTCTGATGCTTGTTCCAGAATACCTTGGTAAGAAGTCCCTTCTGGAGCACACGCCATGTTGACAGGTTTATAAGTCAGGCTGCCATCTACAAGGATTTCGCCAATATTTCCGAACTGCTTGACCTGTTTTTCATAGAGTCTTCTTTTTAGGAAGAACAAACTCTGGTGAATTACGCAATGCCAAATAGTCCAAGATTGGAGCAAGCGAATCAGGTGTTATTAGATGTGGAGTATTGTATACAGACTCTTGGAGCCGAATAAGGCTATGTGCATGTTGTTCCTTTGTAGTTGTCATGGGGCATTGCCCTTATTATCCGTAGATGGGTCAGTTTTCTTACTGTCACCACCGATAGTGGCTTGTCCATTTCCTGTAGTACCTGCTGCCATACCAGAACCAGATTTAGAATCACTGCCCATGTTTGCTGCAAGCTTATCAGGGTCAATAGGTTCATCTTCAGGGAGTTCATCAATACCAATGGCACGATGGAATCTGTTAGCCAAAGCTCTTGTGACTTCGACCGCCCCAACTGAGACTGTCTTTTGAATGGCACTAGCTAAACTATCTAAGTCAAGATCATCTTCAGATTCAAACTCAAAACTTGCCATGTTGTCACAATCCCAACCATTAGCTTCGTACAGAGTTCGCATCAAATGTTGATTGAGTGCGTTTTGAATTTCTTTCAGCTTATTCTGTACAGCCATTGCAAGAATACTTGTCTTTGATTCTGAGAGAGCGTATGAACCACCACCTTCTGCGCCAAGCTTTAAGATGTCTACATTGAGTGCAGAGAGTATGTCAGCCTGATAGCCTTTAATGATTGATTCGGTATCATAACGAACAACAGACTTATTCTCTAACATGCTGTAATCAAACATGCGGAGTTTGCTCTCTTGGTCAATCATCTGAGGAACTAACAAGCCACTCTGAGTACCTTTGTTCGCATGATCTATAAGTGCTTGGAAAGCCGCTTTAGTAGCCTTCTCATCATCTGATCCATTAGGATTTAGGTAGTTTGCTGGAACTTCAATTTTCATCAAACCAGAAGCATCTTTAGCAACACCAATAAGCTGATTCTCTTGTAATAAGCTTAATTGTTTATAAGCTAAATAGATTGGCTTGAGAATACTTCTGCCCTCTGGATTACCTTTGGAGCCGTTAGTGGTAAATAACAGAAATTTCTCACGAGGAATTGTAATCAACCCGTTTTCATCTGTTTTGTTTTGAAAGCGATAGCCATTCTCTACATTGGTAAGAGATTGTTTTAATGCAATAAGCTCATTACCATCTTCACTAAAAATCCACTTGCAAATAGTTTCTTGACTTCGTGTTGGGAGCTTTTTAATCCCAATTAGTCCATCATTATATTTAGAACCATTGCGTTTTAATCTGCGTTGTAGTACAATTTCATTTACAGCGAAACCATACTCTAAATAAGGAATCACAGTGCCTATGAAATCAGACCACGAATGTGTCATGTCGCCCATCATGGATTCAATGAGTTCTGCACGTTCTTTTTCTATTTTTGTTGCATCAGCAGGAGCTTCTACACACCACTTAACCCTGTTCATCATAAATGAGTACACATTAAGTGCAGCACCTACTGTGGGTTGGTTTCTCATTTCATTAATTGTTTTAATGAAGGCTGGATAACGGAATGCTCGTTGTGTTTCTTCTAAGATACTACCGTTAGAAGTTTTCAGTCCGACAAATCCACGTTCAGCTAATGATAGACGTGGCAATGTATTACCTTCGTCTGGAGATATGGCTGCTGCTGAAGCACCTTTTTTAGCTCTCGCCATAAGATTGCTCCTTGTAATTAGTTGCGATTATATCACGCAGATATTTGTTTGTCAATACCCTTGTGACATAATTCGCAGATTTTTGATAAATTGCTGGTGTTTTAGCAGATTTTATGATAGTTTTATGAGATTGTGGCTATGGGAGAAGCTTGGGTTAGAGATGGGATACTGAAGGTTGGCATTGATTGCATCCGCATTAATATTGTTGCCGCATCCGCTACCGAGTCAACAACGTCATCGTGCTGTCCTCGCCTACTGCGTTCACCCTTAAATGCTTCCAACTCCGCGAAGAAATCCTCATTCCACTCTGCTCTGATAACTTTTACATTCCCAGCTTCAGCTAACGCACAAAACGGCTTAAACCGAGTAAGCTTAGAGGAATGTCCTGAAACCATCATTTTACGAGCATAAACCCCGTTCTCTGCAAGATTTGTGCAATAGAAATGCACAGCAGTTTTGCCTGCCCCGCCTGCATCTTGAGGAATTGAAACTTGAACGTCAAGCCCATCTTGTCTTGCAACTTTAACAATTTCTTTCAATACAGCCTCTGTGCGTTTTCGATACCTAACCATATCTTCAACATAATACACACCGAATCTGTCTCTTGACATTTTTATACCAACAGTGAAGTCAGGGTCAAAAGATGACATCTCTGTGACTTCCGTTGCAGCCAAATCATAAGCTCTTACTCTAGATACGCAATCTGTCGGAGGATAATCTACAAGCTCGCACCATTCACGATTGAAGTACATTGCTCCCGTGTCCATACTTGTCCAACTGCCATACAAATATCGAAGCTGATCTACTTTTGGTTGTGCCAAAAGATTTGCTAAATATAGCGGGTTAGTTTTAGTAGTACGGGGTTATCGTAAACAGTTAGTGGAATGAACCTAAATTTCAAAGGAATAAAAGTAACTCCGTCAACTAAACCTTCGCCGTATTTCTCCCATAGCTCTTCTCTGGAATCAGCCCATTTTATTGACCCACCTAGTGTAATAAACCATCTGGTTAGTTCGTGGGTGTTTTCTTTTGGGATTCCCTCTTCATCTAAGCAAAACTCAACCCATTTAAAAAGGAAGCTAGACTTGTCAGGATTGCAAGTCATTGTCAAATTCAAATGACCTTTGTATTTTGCTGAACGGAGCCGAGAGAGTAAGAACAAGATGTCTGATTCCTTGAAACTAGCAGCTTCATCGACCAGTATATGTGACGCTTGTAGCCCTCTCCATTCCTCAATTCTATCAGGTAATGCTGCAAACTGGATGGTTGCTCCGTTTGCAAATTCCCATGTCAATCGCTGAATCTTAGGAACACCGCCAAAATGGCTGTAGATGCCTTGAGACTCATCCCACAAACCACCTGAGAGTTTCAATGTTGGATAAGATTCTCGTACAATTAAAACACGTGCGGCAGGGTCTTTGATGTATATTAGTGCTTTCATTAAGCAACTATAACTTTTACTTCCACCTGCGCCACCTCCACACAGTAGCACATCTGTTTCCATGTCTGTTAGAATCATCCGTTGCTTCTCGCTACGAGGGACAAATTGAGGAATATCTTTCTTTTCCTCAATTTTCTTAGGTCGCCCCTCGGATTTTTATTTCTTGTCTCTTTTTAGTCATCTATTTTCACTTCATAGTTCATTAGTGCTTCATACGCGCGAGGGTCAATAACGTTTTTATACTCTTCAGCAAGCCTTTTAGCAAGAGATTCCTTATGTCTTTTATAAACATTGAAAGCCTCTTCTACACAGGTATAACTCCCTAGATTTACTCTCTTACCATAACCATCGCCGCAACGAACCTTATACATTTGCTGTGTAATATGGTAATTCACACCTATAGGAGTATCTCCACGTAAAGCTTGATTTTTCAGGAGAAACGCGTTGATTACTGGAGGCAGAAAGACACAATTTTCTTCTGAATACACCTTATTTCTTGGTACAAGTAAATCTTTGTCTAAATGAAACTTACTTTTAAACCCAACCTGATTGTTACACCATTCTGCGAACCATTGAAAGTTCTTGAAATTTTCAGAAACACTGCAACCAATGTAGGTTGGCTTCTTTATGTGGTAGTCCTCGTCAAAACAACGAAGCAACATGTTATACCATGTTCTGTACTCAACTGTGCTGAACTTCCTTTTACTATCTTCAGTCACATCACTTCTCAGAAATTTACCACCCTCACTTACGCCTACACCGTAAATCATTTTTGCAACCATTATCACACCTCCTATAATTGCGCCCTACGCGCATTGTTAAAAATTCTTAATCAATCCTTCAAATGAGTTAGGTATGCGAGGAGGTCGCCACAAATAAAGGATTGATTAAATACTCTAACAAACAACAAATGACCTGAGAAATTTCTTTCCCAAGTCAAATCGTGCCTATAAGCCACCCTACATGCCACCAAGACCGAGAAACCCCGTTCAGGATATGACACTCCACGCTATATAGACATGCCTATGCACACTCATAAGCCTCACCACAACTAAACATCCTAAAGAATGCTTAAAGCGATGCACTAGCCAAGGAGAAGGAGAATTTCAGGAGGAAACCTCAACCAATGCATCTGTTTAAACAATCTCAGTGGTTGCGGGCGAAGGTAACGATCCTTCTTCCTACTCAGCTTATGAGACTGAGGTCTGCCATCAGAACCCGCAACAGGTAGAACTATTAGAGAAGCCATTATAGCCCTCCACGCCAGTTCTCAGCGTATTCACCAAACTCCTTACGTGCGCCTCGCAGGTGGTTCGATTTACGAATTATTTGTAGTCGCGCTCCACGGGAGACTTTAATTCAGCTCATGTATTCTTACAATGGTTTCTAACCATCTGCTGACACAATTCATAGGAATCCTTTTCAATATACTCTCGTGGAACATACTATACCTCGGACGATTTTATATCTCTTTGAGACAACCAACTACAAAACTTATAAATAACCCACAATTTTTACACTTACAACAGTAGCGTGGCTGTGGGTGTTGTTAATCTTTGGAAGCTTCTTTTGCAAGTTTACCAACTTGTTTCTTTTAGGAGAAAGAATTCTATGAGAGTTTCTTGTGATGGTACTCTCAAACCATTAATTGGAACTCCCATAACCGAAGTAGTCTCGGCTGGTACATCCAATACAAGTCCCAAACGGGTACATTCGTCATTCTACGCTACCTTGTGCGATTTGTCAAGCCCTGTCATTCAATTGCCACAATCTTCGAGAAATCCACAGCAGCTAAATTCCCATCTTCATCATCCTCTTCGTCAGGTTCCTCAAATCCCAACGTAGCATCCTGCTGCATAGCAAGCTCTTCTAAGTGTTCTAGCTCAAGTTTCAAACGCTCAATTTGATCCCTGTTACGAGCATCTTTAGTTTCTGTGTCAATCTTAAACAATAAATCAATAGCTGCCAATCTATCCTTATTACTTGCTTCAGGATTACTCATAATCTTTACAAGCTCTCCGACTGCATTCTGCAACAATGCCTCTGTACGCTTTGTTAATGCAAAACTACTCTTGTAGTCTTTCTTAGTCCTAAGGAATGTCTCTTTATTCTTACTCTGTGTTATAATTGCTGTTGCCATAAGTCCTCCTAATAAACCGAATTGTAACAGAACAATTGTTATTTGTCAAGTATTGAATGTTTAACAATGTTTCTTTTAAGACATTGCTTTATGAAAAACTTGTGCTACAATTAAATTTTAACAGAATAAGGATAATGTATGAACGTAACAATTTTAGAAGCATCTCTACACCAACTCATGTTAAAGGTTGCAGAGTTGGCTCGTGAAGGATATTTTGTGGAACGTGCTTCACAAGTAGGTTGGATGTATGAAGTGATAATGTCACAAACAGAGCCTGAGCCAGAATTGCCACCTAAAGAAAAATTAAGTGTGGCAGATCGTATGAAGAAAGCTCGTGAAGCTAAAGCGGAGAAAACAGAATGAGTAGCAAGAATGACGTAACTAATGATGTGATTGCCAACATCAAAGGTGACTATGAATCATATTCAGAAAACTTTGGACGTATCTTCGGTGAGCGTCTTCGTAGGAATAATCCAAGAGACTTTGCAGGAAGCGACATCATTACTTGCGAATGTTGCAACAAAGAGTTTGTCGGCAATTATAATAATGTACTATGCGGATTATGTGACAATTGACACTTAGTTTTGCTAGTTCTTTGTGATATAATAACATAGAAATGAGAGGAAGCGAAGCTGCCCTCTTCGTTAAGTAGTTAATACAGAGTTGCAACAAGACTTTGTATGTTTAAATTGTGTAGGAGGTATTTTATATGCGTAATAAACAAACTCGTAAAATGAAGTCAGAAATTGGTGCTTTACCAAAAGCTAAAGAGAAGTTTGTAGCAGAGAGTCTTGAAAAAGTAACTAATTCTTTTGTTCCTTCTGATGAGCAAAAAGAATTTATTTCAAAGATTCACCACAATACAATTACTTTTGTTGACTCTGAAGCTGGTTCAGGCAAAACAAGTAGTACATTGTATTATTTTGTAAGGAATACCTAAAAGACCCATTCAAGCAGATTATTGTAGTCAGAACTCCTGTTGAAGTCGGAACTGATAAAGTCGGATTCTTAGTTGGAAATCTCGCACAAAAAACTGAAGTTCATTACCAAAGTACAAAAGAAGCACTTGAGAAATTCCTTGGAAAAGGTCGTGTTGAAGCTGACATGGAAAATAGAATTCACTTTCGTATTCCTAATTATATGCTAGGCGCAACACTAGAGAACTGTTTAGTCTTAATTGACGAAGCACAACAGCTTTCGCCAGAAATTCTAAAACTAATGCTTACTCGGATAGGGCAAGATACTAAAGTTGTAGTGGCTGGTTGTAGCACACAAATGTTTAAGACAGGATTCGGAAGGAGTGCTTTAAAAGATGCTTGGAGCCGTTTCACTGAAGAGTTTGAAGGGGAAGTTGTTCCAAAATATGACAGTGTTGAAATTCATAAATTTAGTAATTCAGAACAGCATCGTCACCCTGTCGTAAATTCTGTTATTCAGGCTTACGGAGATGTTGGAGGTGAGGAATGAAGGTGCAGGGTATTCAGATAAACATGGAAAATAAGGAGAAACAATGAGGACAACACAACGAACTAAATTCTTGCAGCAGACAACAGCAGTAAAGCCACAAGCAGGAACTATCGCAGATTCATATCACAAAATTCGCGTTTCAGCACGTCCAACTGAGAATCTGATTTTCAGTGCAGATTTATATGATTACATTCAAGATAACAATCAAATCTCGGATATTGTTGAAGCTCTCAGTTCGCTTGAGGAAGGTGATAGGTTTGAATTACGGCTAAGTTCTGGAGGAGGTTGTCTTAGTGCCACAGATACCCTCATTACTGCAATGCGTAGGACAAAAGGGCATGTGCATGTAAGTGCTTCAGGCAACAATGCAAGTGCTGCTACGTTAATTCTTCTAGAAGCTCATTCGTTCGACCTCTCAGATCACTTTACAGCTTTGTTGCACTGCGGCTCACTCTCAGAAGCAGGTACGCTCCAAGAGTTCTCAAAATCTGCACCTTTCTTTACAAATTGGATGCAGAACTTTATCCGAAACAGCTATGCAGGGTTCTTATCTGAAGATGAAATTCAACAGTTATTAGATGGGCGAGACTATCTTCTTACCAACCAAGAATGGTTTGATCGCTCAGAGAAACGCAACGAGTGGATGCAAGAACAAGTTGAAAAACTTATGAAAGCTGCTGAGGATTTGAATAGACCTAAGAAACCTCGTAAGCCACGAGAACGTAAAGTTCATGCGGCACCTGTAGAGGGCAGTATTCCGAGAGAGGTTGCAAAAGAAGCTGTTAAGTCCGTAATAGAAGCTAGACGTAAATAACCAAAAGCCCTGAACATTAATTTGTTTGGGGCTTTTTCACATCCAGAAAACAAAAATCCCTCGAACCTTACGGGACGAGGGAGAAACTGCTGCGCAATCTATAATGAAGGCTGCTTCTGTTTTGTTATTTCTTTACAAACCCTGCAAAGGTATCTACAAGGAGGCAAACGTACTCTTTGCCTTCCTCTGAAATTAAGAACTCGTTCACACGATGCAAGTTGTTGGAAAGAACTACTTGTTGGTCATACGTTAATGCAGCCCCAAAAAGCTGAAACGTCTCAAACTTTTGTAAAGTTGCCAACACTAACGCTGGATTGCTTTTGACATATCCTGTTAAGAGTTCTGGAGTTACATTCTTTAAGAGGGCTGGTAACATATTAGTTTACTCGGTTATTTGAAGCAGAGTTTGTTTGAGTATTTGCACCCTGCACACCAAAGTTTACATTGCTAGTAGCTTGACGTACAGATTGGATGTCTCCAGCCAAGTTCTGCACTTGTGCAGCTAAGTTAGCAAGAATTTGGAATTGTTGTTGTGCTTGATTTTGAGCTTGCATTGCATTTGCAGTATTTGTATTGGTAATTGTGATATTACCAGTAGCTTCCGCAATACGTCTATCACCGCGCAACTCAATAACTTCGTTCTTAGCATCTGTCAATTGACGATTTAGCGTATCTTCGTATTGACGAGAAATTAGGGCACGAGTTTTCTCACCATCGTTATTAACAACTTGAGAAATATCAAATGTTTGCTTCTGAATAGCACTGCCCAATACACCAAATCCTACTGCTTGCTGTGTAGCAACATTGTCAATCTTATCACCTGTATTGGCAAACAACTGGACACTTGCTAATTGACCTGCATTAGCTTGTTGCATCAAAGCAAGTGTTTGTGCTTGGTTTTGCTGAGTTATATCAGACTGTGCTCCTGCCAAAGCCAACTGAACTTGGCTCTCAGCCAACGGTACAGCAGCTTTAATGTCTGCGAGATTAGATAGGATAGCATTTGTATCAATTGCTCCTTGTAAGTTGTTTAAACCAGATACATCTGTTCCATTACCACCACCAAACAGATTACCATTGCGACCCAATGCAGCACCTAAGAAGCCACCAACTGCTGCCCCTGTACCTGCACCATAACCACCACCCATACCCATGTTAGGGATAGCACCAAAAATATTTACATCTTCACGAGCTGCTGTCATGTCTTCTTCCATTTCTTTAGAGATTGATTTAGGAGCTAGAGCCATTGTTGGCATCACGTCCAATTTGTGAATGCTGTCGTCATATCGAATTTCGACAGATGCGGGGAGAGAATCCTTGTAAGAATCCAATTTGAAATACAATGTATCGCCTTCTTTCACATGCAAATGATGTAAAGGGGATTTTGTATTGTTGATGAATGCAGAGAGTTCCACATTATTAGGTTTTACTACGCCTACAACTCCGTCAGATGGAATTGTGGTTGTTTCTGTGTAGCCTTGTGTGTTAAAGTGAGTCCACATGAGATGATCCTATGTGTGATGAAGATATGCGTCCATATCGTAGTAGAAATTCAGAATAGAATTTCTGGAGGGAATGTTAAATTTCTTTAACTATTGAATTATATCTTATATTGTATAATTTGTCAATAGAATATTATAATATATTAGAAATAAATTATAATTCTTGAGCGTAATTAAAATAATTGTTGACAGATTTAATTTTAGCAGATAATATTCACCTATCTTAACAAAACGGAGGAAATATGAAAGATGTTTGGTATTTACATGATATTGATATGTTTACAACAGATGTAAAAGAAACTATAAAATATAAGCATATAACAAATTTTACAGAAAAATAAATAACTTACAATATAAGATTGATACACTGATGTTGGAGTATTGTCCTGAAGAAATGTCTAAGCAGCAGCTACAAAATTGGGCAGAAAATCAAAAATATCAAACCTCTCATTTGGAGGGAAATAACATGAACACATACACAGAAGAATTATTGATTTTAGAAGACTTAGACATTCTTGATTGGCTAGACGAGAATGATTATCAATTAGAATTGGAGGAAGAATGAGTGACACTAAACAACCTCAATATGAAGTTACAGGACATGATGCAGAAAAAGGGTGGGTGCAAGATTTTGATGAGATAAGTGGAATTACATTTTGGTACACCGAAGACTTCTACCAAAAACTAATTAATCACCCAAAAGTGATTCAAGTATATAAGGAGCGTAACCATGACAAAACGACATAACTACGGCACAGGAAACAATTTAGGAATTATTGGAATGTGCCTGTCCCTCAATTTCTTTAAATGGATTGTGCTTATCATACTATTACTGGCAATTCCTTGGTGGGTGTATGCTACTATTGTTACAGGAATTGTTACATGGTGGCTTGCTAAACAACTTCCTTCGGAGAAGAAGAAATGAAACAACGCTATAAGAAATCTAGCAGAAAATGCCTCAAAAGAGAATGTCTACAGAGGAATGGATTAGACATGCTAAAAAAGTTGAAGCTATGTTATATCGTTGGCAAGTTAATAATTATTTAGAAGATCACCAGAAACTATTGTTACAGTAGATTTTAGAAATCAGAAATTAATTTATACAAAGGAGGAAATATGAAAGAGTATTTTAAATGTGTTGGAATGATAATAATGATAATTTTATCAGGTGTTTTTATAGGAGTTTCTTTCGTTTTAGATAGGATTCTTACTGATTACCCTGTTTTGGTGTGATTTATATTATCTCAGTACCGTTTGCTCTTGGATATTGTGTTTATAAAGCAAAGGAAGGATTATGAAAGCTAAATACTATTTTAAATTACTAGATAATACTTTAAAAGTTTTAGAGTATGATAACTCTGAAGAAAATGGAGGTTGGTCTTTTGAAGAAGTTATTCATATTATAAAAGAACAATACCAAGTTAATCGTGTACTTTATGTTGTGGAGGAATTATGAATAGCTATTTTGATGTAATTGAAAAACACAACTGCGACAGTAAAAAAAAATTGATGGTCATGGCAGTATCTAAAACTAAGTATTGCCTAAATACGAAGTTCATGGATATGTTTTCAGATGTTCTCGAAGCAGTAAAAGAGAATGGACGTTTAAAGAACAGTGTTGGAGTTATTTGTACTTATGCATTTTGGATAAAACTAAATAAGCACAAAACTATGAAAAGAGCACATAAGAAGCGGCATCTATTATCTCGTGGATACAAACCCAACAAAACACATAAAACGAAAGGATGGTGATTGTGGATAATATCAAAGACATTATATACTTAATAGCAATATCAGGCTGGATCGTTCTTGGATGGCTAATTGCAAAACTTAATAACAAACATGAGCAAATTCACAAACTTAGTAAAGCTTTAACAGAAACACAAGACAACTTACTTCTAGCAAAAGGCTACACAAGAGGTGTTGTGATGGGCTGTCCTGTTATGATTCCACCAGCACCACAAAGACCGCCTCGCAGAAATCCTCCGCCTCCTCCAAAGATTAATCCTGTAAAGATTAAAGAGGGTGAATGTAAGTCTTTTGAGAAACAGTGCGAAGAAAATGCGTATAGTGCCTTAGAGAAAAGAAGAAAGGATTTTGAGGAACAGCAAGAAGAATCTGCATACAACAGAATGGATGCCTATGTGAAGGCTTTAAACAGCCCTACAAGCGTTTCAAACAAAGAGCTGGTAGAAACCTTGGTTGAGGTGAATAATCTTCTTAGAGAGCTTTTAAAGAAGTATGACAATGTCTGTAGTACAATATAACATGTCGATGAAATCCTACTTACAAATGATGCACCCAACTGGAGTTGACTTACCACAAACAAAGGATGAAATTGTTATTGGTAAAATCAAGAATAAGAAATTATCCTTGACAACAAAGGGTGGGAAGCGTAAACTTGATTGTAGGATTGTTAGAGAATACTTTGATTCTGATATAATGTATTATGAAGATGGTAATTTAAATATTCCACAAAGAGTGGATGATATTCTTCATGGAGTTGCGAGATTAGATGACGGGAGTGAACGTTCATTGAATAAAATTACAATATTTGAACTAATAGTTCCTTGTGATTATCTCACTGTTCCAGACATTATGAACTATTGTGGAACAAGTGAACGGCAAGCACAGAAATATTTTAATGCTTGTAGTATTGCGATAAGAGCAATAGAAAGGGAGATAAAACTTAACACAATATAAATATTACTTTTAAGCAATTTTCCGCCCCCTGTATATAAGAGACTATAAAGGCTTACTAAAGCTGCGCCTTTTTGCACCAAAACGATATATTAAAGTCAAGAGCAACAGCGTTAAAGGCTTAGTATTATTTAAATCATAAAGCGTGTTAACTGCTTTAATTATTATAATTTAATTAATTATACATAATATTGGTACAAGTGTACTGATTTAGTGAAGTATTTAATATGGTATAGTGTGTAAATAAAGCTTGACACATACAAATAAATATGACAGAATACGTCTGTCTTAACAATTAAAGGAGAATAAAATGGAAAAGAAACTAATTGAACTTGGTAAGAAGTATAAAACCAAAGATGGTAGAAATGTTAAAATTCTGCAATTCATCAATAATGAAGATTACCCTATAGTTGCTGTTATTACGGAAGAGGATGGAACTGAGGATGTTAAAGGATATACAAAATATGGTACATTTTATAAAAATACTTCGTGTGATGCAGATTTATTTGAACAACCAGAAGTAGTGACAAAAGAGCTGTGGCTTGAACTTACAAAATCTGGTGATGTATATGTTTGGAAAACATTCAATTGTGCAGAAGAAAGTAAAGATGAGTTTACAATCGCTATTAAGAAAATAACAGTGGAATTTACTGAAGGAGAAGGACTATGACCATCATATTCATTGCACAATTAATAATTACATTTATTCTAGTATTCCTTATTGTAGCTTTCACTATGGGATTCGTCTCAGCAAGCTTTATTCTATATGAAGGAGTTGCAGATTGGGTGTTTGCTAAATTCTATGCTGGATACAAATCCAGCTTCCCTTGGTTTGATGCTACAATGTTTATTTCTATAGCTTTTGCTATTGGTGTGTTGCTTACAGCATTGGTGTGGGTGGCTCCATTCTCTGTTGTGCTTCGTTGAGTAAGGAGAATATTATGAATAAAATTAGCATGGACAAAAATACAAAACTCGTGATGGACGTGATGTTAGGGTGTTGTGTGTGGATAGAAAAGTTAATAACTATCCTGTAGTTGCACTCTTGGTATGTGACGATGGTAGTGAAAGCATGTTGGAGTATTCTGAATATGGATATTTAATAAATGGAAATACTTCGGTAGCTGACCTCATCGAACAACCAGAAGAACATACAATTGATGTGTGGGTGGCTGTGTACAAACGAGAAGGTAAATATAAAGACTCTGTAGAGATTTTTCACTCATCAAATGAACAAGATGTAAAAGACTACGCCTACCACAGAGGATTTGGAGTTAAAGCTATGAAGAAATTCACATTAACATTGAAAGAAGGAGAGATGGAATAATGGATAAAAATAATGCAAAAGACTACTTGCCGTTTGTGCAAGCATTGGCTGATGGGAAAACTATCCAACATCTCTCTGATGGAGAATGGATAGATTTATCTCAAGTATTATTTTGTAATGAAGACGCATCTGAGTATCGAATCAAGCCAGAGCCTAAGAAGGGTTGGTATCGAGTGGCTTTGTGTGCAAATACGTTCAACGGAGTGAGAGTTGTCTATACAACTACAGTAGAATCAGAAGTTGATGAGTTAGATGTTCCTGATTTTATCAAATGGCTCACAGACAGAGTGGAATATGAATTACCAGAGGAGGAAGTGTGATGAAGGTATTTATAAACTACCCAACCAACAGGTCTTTCCTATTTGATAATAGTGAACCTAAATGTGTGGAACTTGCACATATAAAAGACTTCTTAAAACCTTTAATGCAGTGTAGTGTGTACCACAACTTGTGTGTCGGGGAAGAGTCTTACGACATTCTTGTGCAAGAACAAAAGATTATACTTCGAGAAGCTAATATGGTGAGAGTATTGGAAGTGCTGGAGGAAATCCACCCATTCACGTTAAAGTATCTTGGGAATGAGTGTGGAGATTTACGGTTTGAATTGATTTGGGAGGATGTGTGATGACAACGATTGCAATATTTATAATTATCTGTTTATTAATGCTAATGACATTCGGGGTGTTCAGGATTTACAATGCTTTTGAAATAATTCTTCATATAAAAGGGAGAGTATATAAAGCATTAGCTATTGCTGAAATAGCATTCTGGATGTTATTCATGTCTGCAATTATCAGCTTGGCCGTGTTTGGGAGATTGTGAGATGAAAAGAATAAGCTCATAGAATTACTGCAAAACATCAAAGGTAATCCCGACATCTACTTATGGAATGGATTTGTGCAAGACTTCGTAGACATTGATGGTAAGTTTGTGGAATGTACGCTTGTTAAGGAAACTCAAGAGCATATTAAAACTTGCCTTGTTGGAGAAGCTATTCGTGATGGTGTTGTAACAGACTATGACAATATCAAGAAAGATGCTACAAAGATTTATAAAGAACTTAAGTGGGAATTTCCAAATCCTTACTTGGATGAAGAACAGCATAAGCGTTGGTATGGAAAGAATCAGAAGAAGGTTATATTCATTCAAGCTAAGGTGAAGGGTGAGACAACTTGGGATAGACTTGGTGATATTAGTTATTAAGGAGGAAGTGTGATGGAACAAAGCAAAGACAAACAAAATGTTATAGCTGTCATTGACAAACTAGAGAATGAAATCACAAGGCTTACAAAGCTTCTGGAAGAAGAAATTCCTGTTCCAATGAAGATGAATGATAAGAAGATTAATTTAAGCAGCTACAATGTTTACGGAACAGGGTACAATGATTCTACACTGAACACAGTGTCATCTTGGTTTCAATATAAGCCTTACTATGGCAATTGGGAACTACTTAAAACTGTAGATGAGTTGGATATTCGTAAATCTCATATTCTTAATGTTATTTCACAATATGAAACAGATTTGAAAGCTCGTTGTGAAGAAACAGAAGTTGTAGTTTCTCATAATACAGTAGTACAGAGTAAGATTAGACAACTTATGGAGAAGATTGGTATTACTGAAGTGTATCAAGTCTATGACTATGAAACAACACGTTCTAAGAATAAGAAGTGGCTTCGTCAACAATCTGGATATGTAGCTGACTTAAATAGAGAAGCTCCAATATTCAATTCTTTCAAGAATTATGCAGAAAATGTAAAACGTCTAAAAGACACATTAGAAACAGAATATTCAAAAGCCAAACAAGCAATTCAGAAAGCAGAACGAGAGGAACAGGCTAAGAAGACAGCAGCAGAGAATGTACATAAGCTTGCACTACTACGTGCTAAATATACACCAGATGATGCTATGGCTTCTGCTAATGATATTCTACTATCAATACTTGGTAAAGATAAGTATTTACATCTAGCTCATTTCCTTGAAGCTAATCGTGGTGATTGGAGTGATGGATATTGGTATGCTGAGAAAGGGTTGGATGGGTTTACTATAGAAACTTCTGAAGACCAAGAGATTTATGATTGTATTTATGCTATTACTCAATGTGAAGATGTTGATGGACGATACTTTAGGGATTGTGAATACAGCTATGATGTGTTGTTCGGGAAAGCTGATGATGTGTTGTATAAAGATTATTTGATTGTTAAGGAGATGTGTGATGGATTATAAAGACGATAACAATTGGCTAATGCTTGGAGATTGCTTAGAACGAATGAAAGAGATTCATGATGGGAGTGTAGATATTGTACTATCAGATATTCCCTACGGGATAGATTTCTCAGAGTGGGACGTAGTTCACAAGAATACAAATAGTGCATTGTTAGGAACTTCACCAGCGCAAACAAAATCAAATTTATTTAAGAAGCGTGGAAAACCAAAAAATGGATGGTCTGAACAGGATAAGAATCGCCCAAAAGAATTTCAAGACTTTTGTGAATCTTTCTTAAAAGAATGTTTTAGGGTAACAAAACCATGCAGCCCAATTATTCTTTTTACAGGAAGACAAATGCAACACAGATGCACAATAGCAGGTGAAAATGTCGGATTTATTTTTAAAGATACTATCACTTGGAATAAAAGGCAAGCTCCATTTCGAGCACAAAACATCAATAAAGTTTTAGAAAAGCGAAATATTGATTGTATAGATGGAGAACTTAGGCTCGGAAACCTTGCACCAATTGCAGAACCTATTATTTGGATGTTCAAGCCATATAAGGTTGGTACTACAATTACTGATTACTTTCTTGATAGTGGGTTAGGGTTGTTTGAATCAACACAACAGAAAAGTAATATTATTGAAATTAGCTCAAAGGTGTCTGAAAAACTTCATGAAACTCAGAAACCAACAGAACTTATGGAATTACTTATTAAAATGTTTTCAATGGAACAGCACACAGTATTAGATATGTTCATGGGAAGTGGAACGACAGGAGTAGCTTGTAAAAATACTAATAGAAAGTTTATTGGTATTGAGATGGATGAAGGGTATTTTGAGATTGGTAAGAAACGAATTTTAGGAGGGTAAATGACGAAGAGAGAACGAAGGAAACCTTCACCAAAGATTCAGGAAGTAAGTAGTGAAGTAGGAGCTACGTATAAAACTAATAACTGTGGAGATGTAATTGTTTTAGATTACCCACACAGCAAGAGGATTTTGATTCAATTCGTGAACTCAGGAAATGTTCAGGTTGTACAAAAGGATGCTCTTGAGAAGGGATTGATACGGGATAGAGTACAAGATGAGATTGATCTTGCTATTAAGAAAGAACAACTAGCATCGGAGATTAATGAAAAAGCTCAACGGAGAGCACAACTTAAACTTGATGAAATAGCTAGAACTGCTGAAGCTAAGAGACTTCATAAATTGGAAGTGGTAGAACGAGAAAGGAAGCGGAGGGAAGATGCTATAAAAACAAGAGTTGGTGACTCTTATACTAATAGACACGGACAATCGTACACTATTAAGGAATTGCTTTCAAGAAACAAGTGCGTTGTTGAATTTGATAGTGGTTCAAATGTTGTAACGTCTTGCTCCAAGGCGTCCAACTCTATGTGCTTCGACAAGACATGTCTTGAGCATAAGGAGAAAAAGAAAATCGAACAAGTAATAGCCAGTAAGTCTTGGTATGTAAGTAATCGAGAATATGCTAATTCAAAAACAGTTGAATATAAAAAGAAAGTTCCTGAGAGTGTTGTAAATTCCAGAACTCCTAGACGAAACGTAATCAAAGAGGATGGTAAAATTACAGATGCTGAAAAGAATCAAATTCTGAAAGATCAAGACGGTAAGTGCGTTTATTGCAAGATTGAGCTTACGGAAGATAATATGCAAGAGGATCACATCTTGCCATTCAAACTTGGAGGGCGTAACGTAGTGTCAAATTTACAATTCTTATGCCAACCTTGTAACTCAAGTAAAGGCAGTAAACATCCAGACTATTTCCTTAAACTTCTTGAAAACGATGAATATAGAAAGCTTGTATTTGGAGATAAATTTAAACCGTTTCTAAGCAACTAAAACGTGCTACCCTACACTTACTATTAACTTTCAAAACAAACGCCTCCTAGACCACTTTTAATCGGTTTTGGAGGCGTTTCTATTTGTATTACTTCTGCTAATAATACAATCTCCAATAAAATTATGTTGTGTTAATAA